CTAATATCTCGTATGACGATATCAGGGATAACTTGTTGACCATCTTTAAGGCTAAGGGTGGCAAGCTTGCGGATTTCAGCACGTCGTCTTACGGAAGGATGATGATTGAACTTTTCTCTGGTGTAGCAGACCTTATGGCTTACTACGGAGAAAGCTCGTTCAACAACGCATTTCTTGAAACTGCCTACAACACACCAGCAATCTATGCTGGTGCAAGAATGCTTGGTTACAGCATCCGTAGACCTGTTCCAGCAAAGGCGGCGTTCGCTATACAAACCAAGAAGACTGGTGTGTATGGCAAGATTAAGATTTTCATCCCGATGGGAACGCAGTTCAGCATTGGAAGCAGCATTCTTACTGCTGTCAGCGATTCTGAATGGGAATATGACAGAAACAACGACCCTGACGAAACTGGCCTTTTGAAACTGATATCAGGAAACTGCGTTTGTGCCGAGGGTTACTTCAAGGAAACTGTCTTTGTGTCCAACGGCACCCAGAACCAGACTTTCTATCTAGTCGATGGTGGATTTAGTGACTATTTCGGTGAAAATGACCCGAACTATGCAGAAGACCATAAGTTTGAGAGCAGGAAGAATACCTTTACTAGCGTCACGACTGATGCTTCCCTTGTAGATAACTTTGATAGCACGGATGCAATCAATGGAAACATCTACTGGAGAATTTCCCGTAGAGGTTTCATCGACCCTGCTCTGGAAAACAAGGTAAACGACATTGAAAAGTTTGTTGAAGGTGAAAACTCTACGACAAACTATACGGTTTTGCTGGAAACTGCAAACGACGGCAGTGTACAGGTAAGGTTTGGCGACGGTTTGAAATCCGCTATTCCTTACGGCGAAGTGAAGGTTCATTACTTCTACACCAACGGTGAACGTGGCAACCTCATCAACGTTGTTGGAACGAAGATTAACCCGTACAAGTCTAACATCCATATTCGTAACGAATACGAAAACGAGTCCGATATCAAGCTGGATGACCTGCAATTCGCTTTGACTAGCGACGTTAGGGGTGGCCTTGACATCGAAAGCATCGATTCTATCAAGAATAACGCCCCGTCAATCTATGCCACTTTGGATAGGTTGGTGAACAAGCTGAGTTACCAGATATTCCTCAGCAGATATGCGGACATCAAGTATGCAACTGCATTTGGCGAGGACATTCTGAATACGAAGCTTCCTGATGGAACCCTTGACATCAAGTATATGAACCAAGTCAGGTTTACAGCCATCAAGGACCTTTACAGGTTGAAGGACGACAAGTATTATCCTACCGCACCCGATGAGTATTTCCTTTCTGGTTTCAAGGTGAATGGCTTGATGTATATTTGGCAATACGATAACCAGAAAATGCCTGACAAGACAAGTGCATACAAGTTCAGGGATGCTATGGAGTCTGCAGTTACCTATGTGGCGCAGGCCTTGGCTAAGGAAGGTGACAAGGGTGAGGCGTACTACCGTAATCTCATGGTTAACGCAATACCTAAGGGACAGTCGTTCCAAGACATCATTACTCTTCCGTATGTTGACACCGTGTTCGGTGCAAAGGTTACCCCGTATGACTTTGTTGAGGTGGGTAGCGAAATTGATAGCATCATGAGGGCTTTGAACCGTCGTGGAATGATTACGGTGGGCGCTGGTTACCACATGTATGTGTACCCAGTCGTTCATAACTACAACATCAAGCTGGAACTTATCCTGTATCGTGGTAACAATTTCAGCGACATCAAGGAAAAGCTGAAATATACGGTGTACAAGTATCTCAAGGACAATACCGATTTCAAGACTGGAATTTACAGGTCGAGGATTGCATCCCTAATCCATACTTTCCCTGAGGTTGCTGGTGTGAATGTTACATTCGAGGCGGCCAACGACATGTACGATGGTTTGGATTTGACCGAGTTGACATGGATGGGTGATGCGACAAGCGAGTACATTACATCGGGTTCAATCAATAAGGAAGGATTCGATATAACGCTTGCATACACCCATCACGCACCTGGTCATAGTTCCGTTACGGAAGCGTTGACATTCCCAGTTCCTTCTCAGACGAAAACGGCTGGACTGATTTCAGCTTACTACAAGCAGTATCTGGCTCAGACGGTAGATGGAAAGTATGTAATCAGAGATGGCATCAACGAGGATGATGTAGACAAGTTCGTTGCATATATTTGGGACCTTTTGATGCAATCCATGTTCAAGTCGGTTTATGACGCATACAAGAATGCTCGTGGAACTGGCGACCTTGAACGTGCGAACAGGTATTACGATGTAATTGATGCCATCAAGGGTTGGACGATAACGAAGGAAAACAAGTTGGGCTTCATCGACACGGACGTTATCACCTTGATGAATGAACAGAACGGAAACTTCATGTACGATTACATCCGCTACGGATTGGAATATGTGAAGCTTGTCCGCAATATCCTCCTGTACAAGGTTGCAAAGAGCCTTATCGACAAGGACGGAAACATCACGAACTATTCTATGGACAACGAAATTGTCCAGTGCGAGATACATCCCGAGGACATCACGATTTCCTATGACAGGGAAATCTAAGGGGCGAAAATGGCAAAGAATCCTATTGCAGTAAATGATGGCGGACTATTCCGCTTTGTAGATTTCATGAACTACGTCCCCGACTTCTTGAAGGAAGAAGAGGACGTTGTTACCCTTATGCAGCTGTTCAGTGACTACCTGAACAACGCTTACAGGAACCTTGAAGATTCTACACGGTTTACGTTCAACTTTTTTGCGACCGAGAGTACGGCTAAGAACATGAAGAACCGTATTGATGAGCTCGTGAAAAAGCTTACTGCCTGCGACAATAACAATCTTTATGTGTACTACTTGTCATTGCCTAGAACGAATGCAACGTACAACACGACAGAGGCTCTGACATACATCAAGAACAACATTTACTATGAAGGAGAGTTCAGTGAAACCATCCCGCTGGATGTGTTCAAGAACAGGATGCCGAACGACCCGTCGAACGACGGTGACGTAATCTATATCCAGTACAAGGATAATAGCGTTTATCCGTATTATATCAACAAGGCTGATAACCTGTTGGTTCTCGACCCGATGAGAACTTCTCAGGACCCGTTCAAGAATACGCTCAATGCGATGATGAATGGCGCCCCTCGTGTGATTAAGTTCATTCCGAAGGATGTCAGCGAGCCGATAGTTTCCTTTGTAGGACAGATTAACAACGCCAATGTTTACAGCATCAAGTTCGATGTAACGATTAACGAAGTGGAGAATGCCCCGTCGAAATACAGGGAGGAAATCGGCTCTGATACGATAGATGTCGATTTGTACACATACCTTAACGACACGACTTCTTTCGTGTGCGTGGACAATGCAACACATTCTCCTATCTTTAACTGGAATGGAGATACCCCGACAGGAGTATTCTACTTCAAGGACTTGTATGAGTTCCTTAACGGGGAAAATTCATACATCTATCAAGAATACAGGATTGAAAAGATTGAGTTTATCCCGACCGAGCAGAACCCGTCAGTGGCTAAACTCGGTTATCTGACTCTATCCACTGTGGTTAACCTCAATGCTGGCGAAACGTTTATGATTGAAAGCAACGAGGTTATCGGCACGAGTGACATTCATGACGTAACTCTTGCGGGTGCGTACACGCTAGAAACTGAACCGTGCGGAAATGTATTGAAGATAAGGTTCAGACAGGCGATAGACCTGACTCCTGGCATGTCTCGTGTAAAATACATGACTATGCCAAACAGGCTGTACAAGTATGCTTTGTCGTATTCTCGCCTTGGCTACGACTATTCTCAGGTAACCTCGAAAATTATATGGGACCATGATGCTTCCGTTAATGACGACAAGGTAAAGGAAGGTGATACTGTATATCCGTACACGACTAGGGCCAACAAAAAGATTGGTGAACTTCGTTTCGAGAATATGTACAGCTTTGTGGAAGACCCTAACGATTCGAGCAGATACATCAATGTTAAGCCAAAGAACTTTGTTGATATTCCAGAGAGCATTGCAATCGAGGCTGGTGGACACTATTATTTCGAATATCGCTACGACGGTTCTGAATCAACGGATTGGAAGAATGCCTTTGACGATGTGTTCGACAATCCGTTGGCAAGTTATTCCGTATCTGCTGGACGTTCGTATTTCAGGAAACTGAATGGTAACGCCCAGTTGAAATTCCCTTCGCTAGGAAGCATTGTACCTATTGCCGACGCAAAATCCCTCGTGGTTGATGTGTACGCAATGGATGCCGCTATGGGAACATATACGAATGACCCTGATTATAGCGATATGATAATGTACAGTGACGTTAGCCCTGACGTGGGAGATTTTTGCCTACTGAGCAAGATTGAACTTGGCACAGATGGTCTTACTCGAACGGCGGTAAGCGGCCTGTATACAATTCAGAACGTTACTTTGATGGACCCTGCTGGCGCTAAGTATCACGTATGGTTTGACAAGGACATACCTGTGCTTGATAACGGATGCTTTGAGATTGCATTCTTGAAGGGTCCAGATGACAAGTCGAGGGCGGTTCTTGGAGAAGTTGATGCAACTGCACATGAGGCTAAATGCAAGTATCGCTACGATGACATCTTCACCGCAGATTACTGGGTCCCGTCCGATGGTTCCTATGTATTGAAGTGTGCGTACAAGGATGAATATGATGTTGTTGTGCGTATTGTAAAATATGAGAATGGGCATGGTTACAATACGGGTACGTTGCTTTACTGGCCTGAGACAAAGTCTGTGTATCGTGTGGTGAAACCTATTTCTGGTTCGGAAAGTGAAAGCGAATTGAAGGAGAATGGCGCTGTTGTGCCTTATATGTACACTGTTGCTGACATTGCAAGGAAACCAATCTACAACGAGTACATGCAAGGAATATTCCGCACATCTCAGCTGGATTATGGTGAGTCTGTCGATGTTGGACAGTATGATAAGCTGACCGATGTCGTGAACAGGCTGTTCATTGAAAAGGCGGACGACAATAGGCTTATCTTCGGCTGGAAGGATAGGGACTTCCTATTGAACATGGCAACGTACAATACGTCTGGAAAGGCTAGGACTGGTTTTTGCGAGTTCTACACGACATACGATGAAAATGACATCGTGTTGAAGAACATGGAAAACTACTCTGTTGCAAAAACCATTCCAGGTGAAGGAATTACCCTGAAAGGACTTTCCAATACGCTTGAAGTAACTGCCGAGAACTTGACAGCAGATGCAACCGAAGCTGGCACTTATGTTGTGCGAGTGAAGGCGACAAAGCATAACCTTCCAAACAATGCGAAAGTGAGGGTAACTGGTGCAGTTAGCCCGTATGAAATGTTTGACTTCAATACGCCAGTAAATGAGTTCGATACCATTACTGTGGTTGACGAGAATGAATTTACTTACATCAGGCATTCTGACTATGACGAATCTAACGTAACTGCAACTGGAACTGCGAAGATAACAGGATATCGTGACATTTACAATCCGATAACTAGGATAGACTACTACCTCAATGACCAAGAAGGAACAAAGTACAAGGGTGGCTATCTGTACATACACACTGCATATCCGCACGGTTACTCAATCTATACGAAGGTGAGTGTGCTAAATGCCCCGACCAATATGGATAATGCGGGATGGATTGACTCTGTGCTTGGAAGCAAGCATAAGGTTGATGTCGTAGTTGATGACTATGTGTATGGCATCAAGTTGGATGCTGTGCATGTGCCGCTTGCTGGTAGTTCGTGGTTGCATTATGAGACTGGTTCATCCAGTTCTAGCAATCCGTTGGAAAACTCATATTCCATGGTTTCTCCTGAAGACGGCGATGTGCTGAATGTTGATGGACAGTTTTACAAGGTTGGCATCATGGATTGGGTTGAACTCTCTGGCGATACCATCGAGACTCCGTTCTATCTGTATAGCCATCAGAATATCATGGACATCAGTTCAACCAACCCGTCGAGTGCAAAGGGTGACGACAACTTGATTGAATCGATAACATTCGACGGTTACGATACGGTCACGGTCGTTGTGCATGACAGGATGGACTTGGTTCCTAAGAAGAGCTGTGTGTACATCGGGCAGGTTTATCCGCTGGAATTTGATGGCCGTTTCGTTGTCGATACGGTCGTGACACCTCGTATGTTCACTTACAAGGTTGTTCCGAACAGCATTCCAGAATCTGCTGGCCGTGCAGTCAACAACTGCAAGATGACATGTAATGAAGGAAAATGGTTCAAGTATCTTGTAAGCGAAGTGACGGTGAACCGTAAATCCGTGTATGAAATCTTCAAGTATGGCACGGCGATTGTAGATAAAATCGCTGGTAATGTCACATTGGATTACGTTGAAACTGAGATACCGCATGGTTACAAGGAAGGCACGAAGATTGTTATCTACAAGGATGACGAATACTACAATGCCGAAGTGTTGAATGTGATAAGCGAAAAGGCTTTCCGTTACAAGTTTGCCGACAAGACGCTTAGCCCAATCGACGTGCTTGGCGGATATGTGTTCAAGGGTGTGTACATCCCAGAGCAGAACCATATTGACAATGTGGAACCTCTTGGGCTATACAAGCAGTACCTGAATTGTATTGAGGGTGAGTACGACTTTGAGGAAGGCGACTTGGTGTTTGCCTACGACAATCTTAATGACGACATGCCGAAACGGTATATTGTCAAGAAGGGCCTATGGACACCTTGTTCCGAAAAGCGCATCATGAAAATCAAGAAGCTGGATGTGGATAGGTATCACAACAACGAGTGGGACGGTGCTACCGTCGATGAGATGATTGACGAGTATGTGTATCATCCATATACCTATCCAGAAGTCGAGCGTATGATGGGAGAGGATATCGACAACGGTATTTCCTCATACATTATGCCGTTCCATATAAGGAGCTACAACTTCTCCAGCCCGTATGTAGAGAACCTTGATTCGACAGAACAGCCGATGCCTCAGTTCAACTCGAAGCACGACTATGCGTCTGTCGCTCCTAGATACGACATGGACGAAAAGTTCAAGGGAATACCTGACATGAAGTATCCTCTCGTTGAAAAACTGGAACGACTCATCTATCTGCGTGATGCCAATGTAATTGACTATGACCTTATCGGTTATCTGGCAAGATTCATGGGATATGACATAACCGACGCAAAGAACGATGTCGATGCCAACCGCATGTACGCCACGAGGGAAGCCCGTGAGAAGGCTGTTAGGGAAACCGTGTCCAACCTTCCTCAGTATTACACGTTGGGTGGAACCAAACCTGGCCTTGAAATGCTGATGGAAACCTTCGGCCTTGTCGCCGAGGTCATCACGATGTGGACTGATGTTGACCGCCCGTATGATGAGCTTATCGAGGAAGACCAAGTCCGTATCCGTGAAAATTCGGATTATGAACAGGGCAAGATAAGCAAATGGGTCCCGACACCGCACGTAAAGGTAAAGTTCCGCAGCGATGCCAACTTCGACAACGGAGTTGTCGGTGATGAAAAGGTTAGCACCCTGATAAAGAACATCAAGTGTTTCAAGCCGATACAGGTTGTGTTCGACGATTTCATCAAGTACCTAGACCTCCCGCACGGGAAAATATATGTTAATAAGGTATCGTTCGTGAACACGGGAAAGAGTGACGTGAACATGAACTACAACATTGATGAAACCGAAGAAGCAGAGATGTGTGGTAGTATATGGGACAAATGAGAGAAAATTTTCTGTACGATGCCTTGGTCGTGACGAATAAGGTTGACCCCGAACTGAGGGGTGGTGTGCAGGCTAGAATCATTGGTGAAACTGACGAGATTGACGACGATGCTCAGTATTTCGTACGCCCAGACATGACCTGCCTGAATGCTGTCCCAGAAAAGGGGTATTACCTGAAAGTGTACTTCATCGACGGGGATATACGGCAGGGAAGGTATGTTGCCGTGTCCCCATCCAAGGACGGATTCTTTGATTACAACTACACTGCGAAGAACTCATATCCGAATGTCGCTGTCTACAATCTTGGCGGTGACGGCTTCATGAGGTATTACGATAGGGCGAAACAGCTGAGTACGATAGATTGTCCAAATGGTGGACATATCGTATGGGACGGTGAAAGTAAGATACTGTTTAGCAGTGACAAGGCTTACACGAATGCTGGAACAGGAGCCAACAATAACGAAGGTGTAGCTGAACATGCTGTGCTGACAGAGGCTTCAATCGACATTTTCACAGCGATGCCTGTTGGAAAGGGTGTTCTGAATCAGGGAAGCGAGTATCTGACCATTCCTCATGTGTCCGCAAAGACAATCGAAGCCTACAACAACCCGACTGCAGACAACAAGACCAATGAACCGTCTGTAATCGTCGAGGGCGACCCGAGTGCTACATTCCTTCCAATCAACGATGCGAATGGAAAGAAGGTTGATGAGGTTGAACTGTCTCTGACTAGGAACTACATTTCGAGATTCGACAAGAAGATTGACAAGATTATCATTGGCATAAGCGATTCCAAGACGTTCCCAGAAATGATGGACGAGTTTATGAAGGAAGGTTCTCAGTCAAGTGCCCATTACCTTGTTGGACAGATAGAAGGTGACCCTGAAATCGCATCTGAATCCCCGACAGGCATCCTTAACAACTCAGGTTTCCTGCAATTCGTTCAGTTGGACCAAGATGCCTATTATGCTAGCGGTGTCGAATACAACGACGAGGCGGCAAACAAGAACGCTGTGTCCATTGTGCTGGTGGCATCCGAGAACAAGTTCTCCAAGATAGGTTCGTACTCGGCTTACCAGAAGTCTATGGTGAAGAAGCTTATTGAACACATCAGGGCTGAGGCCAAGGATGATACGATTCCAGTAATCAATGCGAGCGATTTGGATGGGCGCCCATCGCTGCCAAAGATGACTGTAACATTTGAATAAAAAAATGCCGAACAGTGTTCGGCATTTTTATCAATAGGAAATATTCATTATAGGTCATCGTCGTCGTAGTTCAATACGGACGAATCGACAATGTTACCTGCATGGCTTTTCATTAAGCTGGCACGTTTTTCTGCCATCTCTTTGGCAGTGTCTATCAAGGCTTTGTCGAGAGGTTTATTAAATGCTTCTGCCTCATCAGGTTTAACAGCAGCGGTCGGTATGACGCTGATAAAGGCATTTAGTGCCTTATCTATCTCGTCTATATCGGAATCTTCTTTGAAGATTGCTGGGTCTGATTGTGTAGCAGTTTTATTTTTGTCGAATTTACTGTTAATCTCCTCTTGGCTTGCTGGTGCTTCATTAGGGTCCATGTGGTCAACGTCTCTATCAATATCAACGAAGCCGACGCCATCCCATTTTGTGATTACGTTTGGGTCACTCTGTTCGGCTGTCATCTGGCTTTCTGATGCTGCGTGGTCAAATCTCTTAACAATGTAATTGTTGATTTGACCTGCTGCATTGGATATGGCCTTACTGTTGTTAAGCGTTGCGTTTACAAGAGCGTCTTCGAGTGTAGTATTGATTTCTGATAAAAGTTGGGCTGTCTTTTTGCCGTTATCGATGACGTTGATGACCTTATCCATGCGGTTGGCATCGTATTTTGTGTCTTTTGCAAAAGTATTTAGGGCAGTGTCAGACTTGAATTTAGTTTCGAATACAGAGAGAAGCCAGTTAATAAATTCGTGAAGGTTATCTATGTTATTTGCGTTACAACATCCTTTGGCTAGTAATTTTGGCGCAAGCAGTGTATAGGCTTTGGTTAGATTTGTTCCTGCCGTAGCATTGAATGCTTCCATCGGGGTGTTGTCATTGTCGTTGTCGTCTTCATTGTCGTTATTTTCCCATTCAATAGGATAGTCGAAAGGACTTGTTTCCTCTTTGGATATGTCATCGGGCAGGTCTTCCTTTCCGAATGAGGTTGCACTAATGAGAGTAGATGCATCTGCATTGTCTTCGTCGCTGTCAAATGCGTTCCGAATGAATCCGTCTTCGCTATAGTCTTCCTCGTCATCTTCTTCTAGGGCGCTTTCGAGACACACCTTGAACAGTCGTGTCAATGCTTCTAGTTCAGGTTTCCCTACCCCGAGCTGGGACACGGATTCAGTGAATATCTTGGTTCGGTTGGTCATGAATAATCCTCGATTAATTCTGAATATAGTTTATAATAGGCACGAAACGGTGCCTGTGACACATTATAAACTATTGATGTATTTCAGAGACTATCGATATGGCAGCGAAAACACAGATAACTAATAAGGGACTTGAACTATTGGCTTCTTCATCTAAGGCAACAGGCCAGCATTGGTGGATTGGCTGGTACGCTCTGGCGTTCGTGCCTGATGAATTGCAGGACGAGACTGCTGAAAAGCTGGGCCCTAACATGACGAAGCTTACGGAAGAGGGAGATATCATCTACAACATCTTCCAAGGCGACATGAATGGCGACGGTTACCAGACTACTAAGGCAAGTGACAAGTTCAAGGCTGTAAACTACGACAGCAATATCAAGAAGAACTACCGATATGTGCTGGACGAGGACGGACGAAATAACCTCGTTACCTTCGTTGATGGAAAGAACGGCTTGAAGGGTGCATGTGTTTACCCAGGTGTCAAGGTCAATGAGTCTCGTGATGACAACAGTATTGACTATGCAAAGTCTAAGATTCCGCTTCCAGCTCCCCTGCTGTACACAGGTGTACTTGCTGCGGGAGAAGGATGGTCTACCAATGGCATGAACATCTTCCTCGGTACGGGAAATGACCGTATTGAAAACTTCTATCCAGTTGACAAGGATTCAAGCGACCTGACGATTCCAAGGGTTTCCGCAGACTTCCGTAACTACGAAGGTTACAAGAACGGTCTTCCGAAACTGGATGACGGTGAACAGGCTTATGCGGACGCTTTGACCGATATTACTAACGAAGGCGTGGACTTCGATGGTTGGTTCCCTTCTGTAAACACGTATACGCAGAACGATGCCCCGACTATGGATTACAACCAATTCTGCAGACAGTATTGGAAAGTGCTTTCCATTTCCAACTTCAACAAGTATTGTGCCCCAGTTAACGCTTCTGGCCTCCTGTATGACGAAAATACTGGTTGCCGCAACATGGCTAAGGCTACGAAGTATTTCCCGATTAGCGACTACTCTGTGACTAGCACGGCAAAGACTGACGACAACGAGTATGCTACTGGAATCAAGTTGAAAGTCCAGCTGAAACTGAATGGAAATGCTGAGGATGGTGCTTATTTCAAAGACGTTGAAATGGCTGATGAGGAGAATGTTGCAACGCTGAATCCAGAGGCAACAGAAGAAGAACATCAACTGTTCAACACCAAGCAAGTATCGTTTAAATTCAACCGAATTGGTATCTATGCTGTCCCGATGAGGCAGTACGGATGCTCTGATGACAGCGCTGAAATGAAGGCTCAGTACCAGATTGATACCGAGGCCGAACCTGTGCTGTTTGCTGTATGTGAATGGGATTCCCCTGTCACGTTGAGCGACTCTGGCGAAGGCTTGTCTGAATTCCAGTCTGATGTTTTCATCGACCTTTCTGCTGCTGTCGAGGATTCTTCTGTAATCCGTGAAAGCGCTGTGTTCTACAACCTTTACGAGGACGATGCAATCGATTGGTACAAGAACCAGTTGCTTGCAAACGCTTCTATGGCGGAAGCACTGGTCAACATGCAGATTGAAATGGGTTATCTCCGTAACCAGAAGAATGCCAAGCAGGGTTGCTGCCCGAAGCAGGAAGCTATCCAGCAGAAGGACAAGTATGTTACTGGACTTAGGAACCTCGTAGATGCACGGGACTATAACTCCAACTCTGTCAGGAACAGGCTTGCACTGGAAGAAGGAAAACCGATTCCAGCCCTGTATTCAGATAGTATGCCCCATTTCGGAGGAATTGGATATCCTCAGGCAACACCTTATCACACTTTTCTTGCTAGGTTTACCGAAGGTGCAGGCTCGTCACAAGACTTTTATTCTGCATTTTATGGTACTAGGCCAGACTCATCGTTGACTCCTACATACGCTAATGCGTTGTTCGATGGCAATGAATATTTGGAGATGGTTCCAAGTATCAATACCGATGGTGAAACGGATACTACACGTATTGGTAAGCTATGGGTTCGTACTAACTTGTACTATGAGATGTACACTTTCCTTAAACCAAATACCCAAGACACTAGCATTACGTACGACTATCCCGATGATGCCGACACAAATGACTTTGCAAATGCCGTAGGAAAAATAACTGACTGGGCGGGTGAGGGTGTAATAAACGATTACCGTCCTTATATAACAGTAACTAAGACTGCATCTGGAATTCAGACAGATGATGACGGCGTAACGACACCAAATTATCCTACTGAGTTGGCTTCGAGAAGTGATTTTGTCGCTGAGATTACCCGTTCGTTTGAAAACTATGAAACCGAACGTTCGTACACGGTATATTACACGGAGTCTGCTAGTGTACGTGATTATACTGGATTGAAGTTCAAGAGAAAAGCTACGTTGAAGATGCCGAAAATTCAACTGTATAAGATAGACAAATTAAACTCGTATGACAAAATCAACCAGCGTTTGGCATCAACAGGATGGAGGATTCCGACAACTGCTGACTGGAATGAAATTATTGCAAATAGCACTGGCGATAAAATCAACAAGATTCGCTCGAATGTACGATGGGCTGGTATGACTGGCGGAACGGGTGGTGTATGCCCGATTGGTGGAGCCATGACGGGTAGAGGAGGAACTACCATTCGTACGACTACCCCAGATGGTGTATCTCAGGCAGTTTATCTTGCTATTGGAGACGATGATGCTCATGTTGTCGTGTTTAACGGATTTACCTTCAGCATTATCGAAACGCCAAGTTTTGCCGATAGTGAATCTGGATTGAGCTATGTCGCCGTCCTCTGTGTTGGCGATGCGGTTAAAATCTTCGATGGAAAGGCTAAATCTAAGCTTGGCTATGATTCGTACGCTCTCATGGAAGGAAGTGTTAGTGAGGGAGACCATAATTTCAATGCGGCCAAGAACAGTATTATTTCAGAAACGGCCAATTACAATAGTATATTGAGCGGCATGAATAATATCGTCACCGATTCAGACCACAACACTGTATTGAATGGGTTTAGCAATGCGTTGTTGGGCTCGGTTCATTCACTGGTTCTTGGTGATACTAACACGTTAAAAAAGACGAGTGTAGGAGTACCGACATGCCGCATGTTGCTCGCTGCGACCAACACGACAGTTATCGGTGGAGCAACATCGGCGATTATCGCTGAAAAGTCCACGGTAGAAAGCGCATATCACACCAGTATTTTAGGTGCATCGCTTGATATCAAGAGTATCTATTGTGCTCGTGTAGTCGGAGAGGTAACGGAAAGTAACCGAGGAATATATTACTCGGACATTATTGCGTATGGGGTGCATCACATGCCAGCCATCTGGATGTCCAGATTAACATGGACTAACGATGGTGTTTCCGAACTCCCTTCTGCATTGCAATACGATGTTGGAGCGTCATTGTTTTACTCTGATATTACGGGAAACCAATCACATTTTTGGAGTAAGAGAAATGCCCCAACTGAGAATAGTGATATTTGCCATAGCCGTGTGGCACTTACGTCGGCTGGTATCATTCATTCGTCAATCCTGTATTCTGATGTATCTGCGGATGGATATGGTTATGGCGGCAATTGCCCGTATCAGAACACATGGTTTAAGGATAACACGTTAGAGGCCTTAAATATTTGCCACAGTATAATTAAACTATTTTCATCTTCCATAGCGACAAATTATATCAATGGCTCTGCTAGTCAGAGTAACATATTATTCTCTGATATATCACTTGGATATAGCATAATGCAGATGACCTCGTCTTCGGCTACACATAGCTTTGCGTACGGTGTGATGAAACTGTCCGAATCCAGCATTGCAATGTGTGACTGTTCGTACGTTTATGAATCTGGCACGAAGCACTATCTGGAATCGGCAACGATTAAGTTTGCTACGTTGGTCGGACAGATGATATCGCTAAAGAGTTCGACGTTCAATAACCTGCATATCTATGGTTCATTGACACTCACTTCAAGCATAAATAACCAACTCATATTGGGTGGATTGGATGGTACTACTATTGGTCCACATAACAGTTCGGCCAGCAATTACATTTCGGAGTTCGGCTCCTTTATCACTGGAAACAGCAAGAACTACCCGATGATTTGGTCTTTGGGTGGCATTGGCCTGTTCATGAACAAGATGGTTCTTGGCAATAAGGACGTAAGTGGGGGTGCTCCTGCAATCAACGATGTCCTTACGGTTGTCGGAACAGAAGACAATGTTGCCACTGTCGCATGGAAGCCAGGTGGCGGTGGTGCTGGAATGTCACAGCATACTATTATTACCGACTTCGATTTGTCTGAATTGACCAACCCATTGCATCCTGACCAAAAAGAATATAACGTTGCGCCTATAACTTCTATGACAGGGTTTGGGTGGGATAAACTTACCATAGTTCGTCCCAACCAGAGTGGATTTAAGTCCGTCGCCGATGACATTGGAATAGTAGGTAGTACATGGTATGGACCATATAGTTCGGATGATAAGAGTGGGCTATTTAGGTTTGGTGAGTCCAATGTTGTCGATTGGTATAAGTGGCATTCTTTGAGTGTTCTTAATACAAAGCCTACTGAGCATGTGGTTGAATGGGTTACCAATTCACATATGTCTCTATATGTAGATTTTAACGACTTGAAACCAGGGGTTGTATACGAAGTGAACATTCATATTGTTCAATTGCCCACAGGTCCTTATTCAGTGGATACGTTGGGTACTGCTATGCAACAGGCATATCCAGACGAAGTTGTATCGAATCCGTCATATAGTGGAAGCGGTGGAAAAATCCCATCTATGAGCATCCAGTTCTATAACCCAGACAACAGTACGTGCCAGAATGTTGTATGTTTTTGGGGAAGTAATGCGGTAGTAGATAATACGTACTCGTACGGATTCTACCCGAAATTCCACAAGCACAGCAATGTTGAATCTTATCCGACTTCAACTAGGGCTCATTACAGCCTTGTTGATATAGCAGTAGCTACGATAAGGTTTGTCAAGTTGGATGGAAAAATATATGTTATGTCATACTAAGATATGATTTACAGAGTAGTTCTATCACATCATCAAACCGAGAACATCCGCAAGTTTCCTAGCGGGTGTTCTACCGTGTTTGTCTTTGATGACCCGATACAGGAAGATATCGACGAGTGTAACGCTCATGGTTGTTCCCATGTGTGTATGCCAGTAGCAGGAAACAGGGGAGCCAACAGAAATGCTGGGTTACAAAAGGTACTTTCCACGTTTAAACCGAACCCTGATGACTATGTGGAGTTCTTTGATGGAGACCGTTTCCCGACTACCTACAATCCAGACAGTGTACTGCGTCTGATGGAAAAATACGACATACACTGTATGTTGTACTCCTGCGGAAACGACGCAAGACACACTAAAATCTATGTTCCGTTGGAAGGTGCCACTATCGTTGATACGGGAACGCTGTGCAATCCGTTCTACTCCTGTGGGTTTATCATGAGGGTATCGGCTATATTGGATGTTATTGCATTCAATAATGGGGTATTCTTTGAACAACGCTTTACCACTTGGGGTAATGAAGACCAGTATCTAGGACTTGTATGCGAACACTTGAAACATAAAGTTGCCCTTACGTGTGAAACCCTGCTAAACGGCAAGGTTGGTGGTGATAGCGATTCCCATCAGGACTATCGGGAATCCTTGCAGACTTATGTGGACTTGATAAGGGAGCACAATTTCCCTATTCGTAATGAGCCTAGCAGGTGTGAAGTCGTTCATCTCGAACCGTGAATGGCGGTCAGATAGAGTAGATTGTATAAAGCGGGAAGATTTCCCGCTTTTTGTGATATATGTTTTAATGTCGTTATATAAACTATATGTGAAAATGATTCCATCATAGGGATTTTAGTATGAATATGCAGAAAATCATGCTCGAAGCGATGACAGCGAACGACAAGGCCATCATTCGTGAGGCAAACGTTGACTTTGATAGGCTGAAAAAGTGCGTGTTTCCGATGGACGGTGTTCAGAACATTGATACGCAAGTTATTAAGGATAAGGTAGCCAAGAATGAACCCATCACGTTTGAATGGGCATTGCAGGAATACTATAAAAACGACAACAAGGATTATCATCGTAAATTCTTGCAGGACCTTGCTAAGGGTCTTCTGACGGAAAAGACGGACGAAAGCATGTTCTTCTCGAAAGAGGATGCCAACTCACTGGAAAAATATCAGAGTAGGTATCCTGTGCTTTCGAAATTGACGGACGGCCCGCAAGTGTTCAAGTGGTTCAATCTGCTTATGGGCACTGAATTGGGCAAGACCGCAGTGAGCAGTACAGAAACGACGTTCGATGAACGTGGAAGGGCTAATGTCAGGCCGCTAGATAATGACAGGGCTATTCGTGATACGCAGGAAAAATACCTTGACGTGACCGAAGAACATCTGGAGACAATCTACAAGTTTGTGCGAAGGGGTGCTAGTCTTTCTAGGGATGGCTTACTGTATGCTGCATATATTGGGTACATGTTCCACATGTTCGAAAATTCCAGAAAGATTACAGGTGAAGCAACTGACGACGATACCGAGAAGGTTAAAATGCACGAGTTGCTGGACATGCCTGCACATACTATCGCAAAGACTGCGGCAGAGCGGTTGCCAGCTAGCTCTACTGGAAGCTTGACTAACAAGCATTCTTATTACAACATGCGTCAGCGTAGTTTGAGAATGATAGACCCGTTCAGAATCAATAGCTCGAACTTGTCTGAAATATATGTATATCCGCAGTTTACGATTGACGTGTTGGCATTGACCCCATCGACAGCGGATGCCTTCAGAAATGTGCTGAAAAATTGTGGGTATGATAGCATTGCGGACCGTTTGACTGACCTTGAAGGTGACGGTGACAATAAGATTCTTGACATTACCTCAAAAGAGCTTGTCGCTATATTGAAAGACCCGAATGTTATTCATGGGTGCCTTGGTGCTGGCCTTAACAATATCTTCAAGAAGTGGGGCAGTAGCTGGGTGTCTGAGACGGGTGAAAGCTCATTGGACGAGCTGCTCCTTGCAAAACCGCCAGAGAACAATTCGGATAAGCGGGAGGTACAGGTAGTCCCTGTCGCAAAGGGTGACTCATTGAGGCAAGCTAACACCGACCGTGAAATGACTGGCTATGATATGATTGCCGAGTCAAACAAGGATATGGTGATTGGCGAAGGTGATGTAGTTAAGGACCCAGATGCCGAAGTTGGTGGGGAAAGACTTAGTGATGAGAATGTCAAGGCGATAAGTAACGCTTATCAAGAGGCTTATAGTGAGCTGTTTGGCAATGCCAACGCTAAAAACTTGAAATTGAAATCTGCCATCAAGTTGAAAGACCTTATCATAAGCAAGTTGAAAGCATTGGATGCGAACAACGAGCTTACGGTCAACGTTGTTCCTAATATACAAAGACTAAAGTTCGGTAGTGCTAGGGAGTTTATTGCCAAGTTCTGGAGAGTGGTTAAAGCACTCAATCCATCGGCTCCGTCGAGAATAGTGTATGATACCTTTGATGGTAAACACCATGATATGGCTGTTACTGACGGTATTTACGATACGCTTGACAATACTAATTTTGAAAACGTCATTTCCCGTAAGGTCTCGACGAATGGTCATACCTATTTCATTTCTATTCCTCGTGGTATCGCTTTTGCTGCTATGCAGGAGAATGACGATGATACGATTGTCCGTACCGAGAACCCGAATACATATTGCATGGGTTTGGTGCGTGATGGAAAACCTATGAGGTATTCGAGTGTATCTGATTTGATGAACTCTCCGATTGGTAAATACGGTACTGCCGTAGTGAGGTATCGCAAGGTCGGTAGAGTTAAATTCGACACAGATGAAGCGAACAAATCTTATGCCAAGGTGCTGGAAGCATTGAGGAACATGAAGAAAGATAACCAGGTGTGGAACCCAGGCCCAGTGGAGGGTATGTCTGGTAGGAAGGGTGCAATTCGTGTACTCCAAACTGTGATATCCAATGAGTTCCAAGACCCGACTGAGCAACATGAAATCATTCAGCCGTTCTTGGGCGGTGTAGGCATGTCGGTTGAATCTTACGACAAGCAGAGCGGCAAATTTGCTTTCGAATCCACTTCTAGTGTAGGTGGCACTCTCATTCGCCATTTGAGCGATATGTACAACCTTGACAAAACGGTTGAGGATTACAGTGGGTGGGATGTAATCAATATCCTTAAAGTAGTTTCTCCATCTAGTAAGTGGGACCTGACCAACTGGAATTTCCGCAACGTATTGAGAGCGGACGCCGCCCTTAATGGAACGTCCTCTGAGTTTGCCGACGAAGATGACGTTGACGAGCGTCTTCGCAATCGTAGATTGGAAGGTGACGCAACACGGTTTGGCGGTGGAAAATATTCCGAGGATGCACAAACCTATCCGACGGACGATGAAGGCGAAGCAAACTTCGACGCTGAATCCAATGCCGAAGTTGGTGGTGAAGGAATTGGCAATGAGAATGCCAAGGCGATACGCAATGCGTTCGATGAAGCCTACGAGGACCTGTTTGGTGGTGCCGATGCCAGAACCCTGACGTTGGAAGATGGCCGTAGGTTGAAAGACGGTATAGTGAATAAGTTGCACGAAATGAGCGCTAACAACCTGATTTCGCTCAACATCATCCCTGCGGTACAAAGAATTGAGTATACTAGCTTTAAGGACTTTGTTAACAAGTTCTGGGCAGTGGCTGACAAGGCTGTTGCTACGGAACCTGATTTGAGTGACAACTCTATCCGAATGGAAGCTTTTACCAACGATAATGGTGTTGTTTCTGACGAATTGGAACCATCGGTCAAGAAATGCTTGTACGACGTTGTTAGAAAGGGAGCATATAACGATACCGATAAAAAGCTTATACCAGCAATGGGAAGCTTGATGATGAGGTATGCTACCAGTTCCGCTTTCGAGAACAATGGTCTCAACACCAGCTGTAATCCTGAGAACCTTGCATCGGCATTTAACCAGAACTTCGAAAAGGACTGGCAGATGAAGATGGACGCTGTGGCACAACTTCAAAATGCTGCGTCTGGCGAAGATGTAGACATGGAGCTTAATAGGTTCAAAGTGGAAGTTGCTAAACGTGATGCCGACCTGTATTCAGCTATTCAGGAAAAGATTGATAATGACCCAGATTATGTGTCTCGTGTAGCCAATCTTGTTGCACAGAACGCCAATGCGATTGTCAATGACTTGAATGGGGTGTCTCTTGATGAGGCTGCCGAAAAGGTTCCATATGTCCCGTTTGATAGGAAGGCGGCAAAATGGTTTAATGATGCTGGCAATGCCCTTATTGACTTCTGCCTGTACGGTATAGAAGATAATACAAATCAGAGCATGACAACCCTGAATAAGGCATTCGGTGCTGAGGGCATAAATGCTATGATGTACAGGCTGTACAAGTCTGTGCCAAAATCATGTCTCTCCATTGATTATGGTACTGATTCTAACGGCATTGCTCGGTTGGACACGAAGACTGTTCGTGAGTTGTGGGCGAATGAACTTCAAATGTTGGAATCGCATTACAACAAGCATGACCTGCGTGACCAGATTGCTAGTAAGGCCAATATCAATTTTGGTGACTTGGAACAGAAAATCAAAAAGACATACGAAAACGGTACGGTTGGTAAGCTGTTTGAATGCGAGCCTGGTGTTACATCTCCATTTAAGTACAATGGAGCGTCGCTTAACCTGAATGCGGTGAAGGCATACTTTGATGGCTTGATGGCTTTTGCCGACAGCTACAATGACATCGGTGCTTATTCTGGTCCTAAGGGGACTATTGAAAGGCAGGAGCGTACGCAGAATACGCTTAACAACGAGGTGCAGAAACAAAAGGTGCTTGAAAACAAGTATTTTGAGTCGCTGCATACTACATTTACTCGTGTATATAACGGATTGCAATCCAATGAACTTTCACCCAAGGATGAGATTGTTACACAAACCCTTGCTAAGGTAATGAAGCAGGTGGTGGCTAACCCGATGAACGTCCTTGTAAACAATAATGCTAGACTTATCAGTGCCTATGCTTATTATGAGGAACTAATCAAGGCTGAAAACCGCTCTGTATATCAATCTAGGAAGTCCCTCGGATTTGGCGTAGGAGTAGATGAGAATAACGAGAAAAAGCTCGGTAAACAAGGTTCGCTTACTGGACGCAATGAAGTCATCGATAAGACTGTGTCTCCTGTTGCGCTTGCTTTGGCTACGGTGCATACTGATGAACTCAGGAAACAAATGAATGCCCTTAGCAAGCAGATTGACATCGAGACCGCCGAGCAAGACTATCAGAAATATCTATCTGAAGTTGGCCAAGGAAACCGTGTTGTTAGATATGCAAATAACACGGAACTCGACGTGGCAAATATAAAGAATCTCGACGCTGATGGTAGAGCTAAGGCCATGTTGAGCAGGTTTGATAATATTAAGGACGACTATAAGTTGTTCTGCAATTACAAACTTGACGCCAACGGAACCAAGCCAGCCGATATTGCTAAAATGGTTGAATACCGCAAAAACGAATTGATAATGCTGTTGTACAAGGCGGCATGTGATATCGTGAATGCTAGGTCTAAGATGCCAAGCGACGTTAAGACGTTTATAGATAAATTGGCGGCACAAGGTGAGTACGTGAAGTACGGTTCTGCGGAAATCATCCAGCAAAATCTGATGACCAAGTTTACGAATCTCACTGCTGAATTGGAGATTGCTGATTTCAACGCTTATATGGACTTTATGGGCAAGATTAAAGCTAGTGCGGCAGCATCGAACGTGAAGACTTCTGGCGACGATGATAAGGACCCTTCAAGCAATAACGACCCGACAAAATCTGCATTGAATATTATGCGTGGCAAAGAGCAATTTGCTCAAAACCGTACGGATGAGCTTATCGATGATATTATTAGCGACAAGCCAATCGATGTGGGTGCTGCCCATAAACTCATTACGGATATGGGTAAGAAAGGTAGTCGTACGACAGGAACCGACATCACTCTGACAGGAACGTTGAACGTTATCCAGAATGATGCTGGTGGTGACATGATTATCACAACTAACGTTATATTGAATGAGAACGATAAACTTGTCATTACTGTCGGTAACGAAGTTTACCCTAGGGTTGTAAAGTCGGTTGATGCCCAGAAATATGTTGGTAAGGATAATAAACAGCATACATTATACAAGTACACGATTGCTTCTATTTATGGATTGGCTCCATCGAAGAAGGATATCCCATTCCAGAGATTCCAGTCTGCAAACAAGCTGTCTGGCTTCGATTTTGGCGGTGAAACATTGAACGCCGTTCTAGCGAAGTTGAATGGATGGCATGAACAGTATGACGGTCTTGGTAAGGGTGGAATACCAGCGGACGTTAAGCAGAAGTTGCACATCCTGAAAGAGTTGTATGAGGGATGCTCGGGTTCTCTGCTCATGAAGTCTCTCGTGTCATACTGTGTGTGGAGAGCAAGCAACTATAATGGTGATTTTGCTCCAAACAGAACCCTTCGTCGTGTGGGTGGCTACATGAGCGACCCGTTGATGAAGAAGTATTTCGATACGATAGCTCTTGACTTGGAAGAGTTGGGCCCGAATGGCATAAAGAAGGACCCTGAAAAATACGCTGAAATCCTAGACATTCTGCCTGATGACTTTATCAGCACGGCGCAGCAATTCCATTACGACCTTGTTACACCAGAAAACGTGCGCAAGGGTGGACATGAAGCGGCTGCAAACATTACCATCGCAAGCTTGGATATGGATGCCACGAACAGCCTGAAACTTATCGTGGATACATTGTCTAAGTGGTCAGGATATGTAGGTGCAGATGATGTCAAGAGATACCTCACGTTAAAGAGCAAGCCGAGCCCAAATGGTAAGCCGAACGTAGATGGAAAGATTAAGCTATCTCCCGAGGATGCAACCAAGTTGCTTGACATGATATCTCCAACAAGTGGATACAAGCCTGTCCTCGATGATATCTTGAAGGAACACAACTGGAATATCGCTAAGCCTCTTATCGAAGCGTACAAAAAAACAACCAGTACGCCGACGTTTGATGACGCTATCCAATATCTCAGAGACCATTACATGACTAAGAGGGTAGGAGGCGTTGAGGTAAAGAATAGGGATGCATTCGCTAACTATGTCAAGACGAACCTCCCGTATAACGTAAAACAAACCCTAAATATCAACTGATAATCCAGACTTATATAGTAGAGCCACCGTTATTATGACGGTGGCTCTTTTTGTATTCGGTAAACTCGATGATTTGAATCAAATGGTGTCTAGCTGCATTATAAACTATAGGTAAATTATCCGATTGCTGTACTATGTCACTAGAAAACGACGTAAATGTTGAAGAGTCTAAACCCCTCCAAAATGTTGGGCCTACCAATACTGATGCTTCTGACGACGATATCGGGGTTGGAGAGGATTTTTTGAACATGGTTTTTGGCCTTGATGGGGACGGGGACAAGACAGTTGCGATTGATGAAATGAGCGACGCAGAGGAAGCGGCGGTGTTGGAACACTTCAGTAGCGAAGAGCCTAAGGATGAAGATGTAGGTTTTATCTTTGGGCTTGATTCTAATGACGATGACGATGATGTTGACCCTACTGTTAGTGAAGTTGAAGAAAGATTGCCAGAACCAAAAGTGAAGCCAAAGGAAGAACAAAGTGCTGAACAACAGGCAGAACAAGCTGTTAAACAACAGGAAGAACAAAGTGCAGCTGCATTGTCAGCGGGAGGGAATCCCAACTCTGAACAGAAAGTTGAGGAAACCCCGAAGACATCAAATGAAGGGTCGGCTTCACAGAAACAAGGGGGTGGCGGCAACGGGGAACTGTCGTTGCGGAATGCTAATCCTCATAGGAAGGAACGCCCTAAGGTTAATGAAGATACTAAGCCTGAAAGGGCACAGGCCAAGGAAAAAGAGCCATCTACCGACATTCCTCTTGCTAAGATATTGACACAGTCAATGAAGGATAGTGGTGTAAAGCCTTCCGAGGTTGTTGAGTTTCTAAATGCGGTAGACCCTGCTGCAATGAAAACTATTCAAAAGAAGTATGATTCAACGCTATGTAGTGAGGCTTGCGATTCCTTTATTCAGTTCGTAAAGGCTATCGTGGTTGCTGGAAGCCAGCGGGCCTTGGCTATCATTGTGTCTGAGATTATCTCGTACATAAAAAGGAATACCGATAAAACATTTGAAGCCATAGATATCATCTTTTATTGCAAGGAACTGTACGATAAGAGTTCTGATGGTGGTGTATTTGTTATTCAGGGCTTTGGCTACACCAAGGCGAGAGTCATGGTTGAAAATGGGTTTATCATCCAGTATTTGGGCAGTACAGGACAGTCTGGAGAATTGAAGGTTGGAAACAGCGTTGACGACAGCGTTGATGAGTTGATTAAACTGGCGGTGGCTGTTGCATGCCTGATATACGGACCGAACCTTAGTGATGTAGAAGACAAGTATCTAGTTGCATACAAGAGAATATTGGCTGACAATCCTGAAATGCTTCATGTTGTTGAAGAAGGCGACTATGAGGCATTCTACAAGATGCTGAGGACGTTATGCGGAGCAAGCACGGTTGGTGTTGACCTGCAAGATATCAACCTCAACATGGAATCGTACTCCCAAGGAGAAGCTGCCGCCCTGTATGCTGCTGTCATCGAGAAGATGGATGAACTTGCGGCAAAGTATCACAATAGTTATGACAACGAGGATGTTGAGCGTGTTGTGGACAGTATGGTGAGCCGTGGTTATCGTGCTTCGCAGACAAATGCAATCGAGCATTATTGCGAAGAGCTGATGAACCCGCAGAAACCTATTGATAGGCACGACACGGCTGACGACACCGCAGCCAAGGCTAAGGATACGATAAGTATCGACCATGGAATGAATATTGCAACTCGGGCTTACATTCCAGCAGGATATGGCCTGAGCAAGTCGCACGTCGAGATAAACAAGCCTTATACGGAAGTGTTCGGAATCCCGTTTATCAACATTCGCCATCCGATATTCAAGGCGATTGCGATGAAATACACATCGAAGTATACCAAGGCCAAGAAATCCAAGAATTCAAAGGGCAAGCTCGGCGCTATGGACAAGCTGTTGGAGAAACGCCTTAAACTGGTTGAGGTAAACGCAGATAAGGCGGAACGCCAGCTGATAAAGGAAATCAAGAATGGAAGCTTGATGTCGAAGTTCCTTGTAGGCGACAGGACTAAGGAAACTCAGGTTGGCGGAGAAGGTCTTGGCCTTATATCTTCTATCGAAAAGGGTATTCGCAAGGTGACTTCATTTGCCAGCAACCCGATGCTAATCAAGAATATCTTGAAGTTAATCAAGATGGCGTTGGATGGCGAGGAAACTCCTGTGTCAAGAAATACGCTTGTTATTGCAACGAATCCAGCAAGTGCTTACGAGAGAAACCCGATTGTTTCTAACGCAGTCAACGACCACTTTGCAAACGTAAGGGTGTATAATCCTGTTAAGCCCGAGAGGAGTGCTGCCGTATCGAAGAAGTATTTGAAGCAGTTCTACGATATCATCAATCCGTTGGAAAATGCTGATGAATACATTGCTTGCGGCGCATTTTCTGGAAACCTTCCTTATGGTGTTGGTGGACAAGGAATGTTCAAGGCCCAGTTGAAAACGATATCGGGCGGTTCTATTGACCCGAGTGCAGTATCTGATGCAGCAATAACTGCATTCCGTGAGGACATCCTTGCTCATGGCGGATATCCTTACACGTATGTTTTGGCTGACCAGTTCACTGGCGGAAACAATGAGGTGTACAAGATAGCCCGCAACAACAATTTCTTTGGAAACTTGGTGCGACTTGATGTAGACCTTGTTGCAATCCATGTGAAGAAGGCTGGCATGGATGGAATTTTCATCATGGAGAACCATGATGCGGAAGTGCTTTTTAGCTAGGTGGAATGTATGAACGAGAAGAAAATCTTTTTGGAAGCGGTAGGCAATCTTGGTCTAAACAGGCGCCAGTACAATAGCGTTTCTCGTCTTTATGACGCATGCTTCGAGGCGACCATGAAGGACCTTTCGGGGCCTGCCGACAATCTCCGTAAATACAGGAGCAAGACGCTCACTTTCCATTTTAACGACCTGACTATGAACAAGGATAGCGGTCAGGCTGTTGTCCACTTTGTCGTACCTTCGGCAACCGAGGGCAAGAACTATGATGTCTATATCGAGTTCATACCCAAGAAAGGAACTTTGTTCAGCATGGCACAGGGTCCTATGACTCCTGCCGCAAAGATTGGCTTGTTGCGTTCATGTGATGTGAAGGTGTTCTGTACATGCCCAGACTTCAACTGGTCTGGCATGAAGTACAATCTTAAACACGTTTACGACAGCTATCTGGCTGGATATGAGTCGGTTGAAGGTGTACCGTCTGGCGGTGAGGACATCCCGCCTAATGTAAGGGACCCACATCACAAGAATAGGGTATGCAAGCATCTTCTTGCTGCGTTCAATGCTGTGATGACGAACTGGATGAGTATTATCAAGGCTGCAAAGCAGTATAAAGTACCAGCGGTGACGCCAAATCCAGTCGAGGAAGAACCTGTTGAGGAAACCCCGACAGAAACTCCGATGGAACAACCTGCAGAAAATCCAGTTCCCGAAGAAGATATCTCACAGAACAATAACGGAATTTAGTCGAAAAAACGTATTTTAGTATATGAGGCCAGCATCACGAGATGGTGGCCAGACGTTCTCCGTTATAAACTATATACGAATGTAATGATTATTGTGGGTTTCGGTGATGCCAATACCAGGACTTAAAGACAATGACGCTCGCTCGCTGATAAGCTATCTGCTTAATGGCGACTCCACCAATGTGGAGAAGCTCGTCAATGCCTATATGGAATCTGCGTATAGCATCTGTACGAAAGAGAAAACCAAGATAGTCATGGAAAGTATTAACTCACCCAAGAAGGCGTGAGTAGGGGAAGCGTCATGGGAAAGGTACGGGAAATTATTGGCGTTCCGAATTTTGACGACAGCAAGGTGACTGTTGCGGAACGCACCGACGTGTTTGGTAATAAGGTGAAAAGACTCATTCTGGAAGGCACAGCTATTGTTTGTGACGAGCCAGGTATTAATGGTCGTTCATATCCTAGGGCAATCATCGCAAGGGAAGTTGAAAAGCTGAACAGGACGAAGATTCGCCTTGGACGACTCGCAGCGGAGTTGAACCACCCTCGTGTAGACATTGAGGGAAACCCGAAGGATTACCCAATTTTTGAAATGAATCTGTGGAAGACTTGTGCTGTTATCGAAGAACTCCGTATGGAGGGAAAGAATCTTTATTGCCGCATGGTTGTCGCCGAAGATACTGACGCTGGTAGAAACCTTGCTGGTCTAATCAAGGCTGGCTACACCCCAGGTTACTCTTTGCGTGGTGCTGGTGACACAATCAAGCTTCCCACTGGTTATGAAGAAATCGACCCTGATTATACTTTGATTACTGTTGACGTTGTTGGAAACCCGAGCTTCGACAACAAGGCGCTTATCACGAGCCACTTTGAAAGCGACGCTGGAAAGAGAAAGTCCCACAAGATTCTTACCGAGTGCATTGAGCGTTACGGCAAGGAAATTGTACTTAATCGTAACATGGATTTCCGCACTGACAGGTTTCACGTTTATAACAAGGATGCACTGCTTAACTATTTGCGTACAAGGTGAGATATATGCAACTGTCAGATTTTTTAACACAAGAAGAACTAGGTAGTATCGCCCCTGATATTGTAACAAAGATTGAATCGAATTGCAATAAGGCGATAGCTGACTACGAGGCTAGGGGCGACCGCCAGTTCAAGTCCTTGGTCGAGGCCGTATCTGGGCAATGGGATGCGTTGGTTAAACCTGCTGTTCAGAAGAAAGTGGACAGCATGGGCGAGAACGCCGTCAAGGGCAAGCTCTTCGAGGCTTTGCAAAAGATTGTAAATGTCCTTGAAGAATGCCAGATAGAAACTACGCAGGAAAGGGAAGCCAAGAAAACGGTTGCCCAGCTGAAGACGGAACTCCAAGAAAAGGTGGTTGAGTACAAGCGTGCTATGAAGCAGCTTATGTACGCCAAGATTACCGACAAGGTTCTCCGTGAAACCAACGGTTATCGTCCAGAGATTCAGCAAAGGGCAGTCGAATACTTCACCGACCCGAATAGGGACATTTCCCTTGACGACCTGAAACGAGAAGACATATTTAACTATATCAACGGTATTGATTCCAACTCTATTACGAGCAGAGAATTTAGCGGTATCGGAGAAATCAAGGCCCCGAACCAAGTTGATATGAATGAACTTAACGAGATAGCGGACAGCCTGATGAACGACGATATCGCCGAGAACGGTCTGGACAACTATCGCAAGAACAACCTCAAAGTGAACGAGGTAAGATATCCCGCTGGTGGAAACGCCGCTGTCGGCAAAAAGGTACGCCCCGCACCCAAACTGGCCTCCGTAGGCTTCGGCAGCAAGAATGCTGCATTTGAAGCCCTTGGGCAGGGACTATCTAAGAACAAGGTGTATAACAGCCCTGATGTGACCAAGGAAATGCTGTCCCAGCCCACTTCGCTGGAAGGCGGTGTTGCCGATGATGATGTCAGGCAGGCACTGAACGCAGGAATGAACGTGTTCATCTAACCAGTTTCCACTGTACACCAAACGAATGGGGGTTCCTATCTCACGGGGGACCCCCATTCAAATATTGTATTTTATATCAAGATGAAACCGATACACGACGAGCTTTGGAAACTACCGCAAGACACGCTTGCTCTTGCATCCGATTATGACATCTCCCCCGTTGTCAACGACGAGGAGATTGCAAGCATGGATTTCTTGAAGGAGGAATCCTCCGGAAAGGTTAACTATGACGAAATAAAGTACGAGATTCCGACTGATACGAAACAGTTGCTCCAATCCAATGTGGAGTACGGTCTGTATGAGCTTTCCGAGGCGGACCGTGTGTTGAAGGACAACGTAAAGTATATCAGCCTGAAATACATCTGCCGCAACCTGAACCGTACCGTGGAATGGGTATATGACAGGGATATCCTGCACAACCTGTTCTACATTCTCGACAGCAACGGCGACCGTCTGTATCGTGAACCAGAGGTGGTGGAACGGTGCAAGCTCCTGTCTATCGAGTTCAGGAGGAAAGACCTTCCGTTTTCCACGTTTGGACGAATGGAAGCTGCAGAATACCTTGGGGTGTCTCAGGAAAAGTTCGAGTCGATTGCACAGGATATTCCGTTCAAGGAACAGGTTTCAACCGATGGCGAGAAGCATATCGTTTATTACAAGAAGGACTTGGATGTGTATAACCGCCATAACCGTTTCCTTGATATGTTGGCGAAGGCTAACGCAACGATTTCGTTTGAGGATGTCGTTGACGTTATCGGCAACACTGCCAAGTCAAATGAGTTCTTTGCTGTGTACAAGCCAAGGAAGATGAAGACGGTGGATGGTTATGTTACTGACAGGTACTCATCTGACGACATAAGGAAATTCATTGCTTCACACAAGGGTGACACCTCTATTTACAACCCGTTGAAGGACATCATTTCTAGTGACATGGCTAGGATATACGTCGGGGCTAACAAGAAGGAATGGCTACGTGCTAGATACGAACGGAAGCTGATACGCCCTGTACGAAAGGCAAACGGTTCAAAGCTCAGCCGTTCAGGAAAAGGCTTTGCAATGTTCCTCGTGGAAGACCTTGATAGGTACATTTACGAAAGGGATTGCGGAAACCTGTATGGACTCGGGAGAGAGTTCATCACTAGGAGGCACATCAAGAACAGATACGGTGTCAATGATAAGTGGATTGACACTTATGCAAAGGATAGCGAAAAGGTCCATGTAAAACTGGCTTCTGGAAAGATAATGACTTGGTCTACCTATCATGACAGCAAGATTAAGGAAGTGATGATTGGTATCAACTATGTCGATATCGAGGCTTTAATCAAGGGTGGAAACTTCATTGACATCACCCGTGAATTTATCAGGAAGAAACTGAAGATTGACAAGGAGGAAAATGCCCTGCGTTACAAGAAGGGCAAGTTCTCCATTATCATGATGCACAAGAAGTGTGTCGAAAGTAGGAAGAAAAGCCCGTACCAGTACCACGAGGTTACGGACGATGACGTTACCCTTGCGCTTGACACGAAGATTAACGAACCTCGCCTTGTTCATGATGAAAAGAAACGCCTCCTGAAAAAGATTAAGCAGAAGGAAATAGAACACGACAACAAGATGAGAGGAATCCTCGGCTTGACCCCCGTCAAGAATCCTGCCGTTACAACTAACGATGTTGTCAAGTCGTTGACATCGCCACAGGTGTTCCGTTGCATATACAAGAGGGGCAATGTGGATATGTACAAGAGGTTCGATGGCGGCTACAAGACATACGACTATGTGTACCATCCGAACCACTTCTTTACGAGGAAGAACAGTGCGAACAGGGTTTCCCTGAGTGTCAAGGCGTTGTTCTCGGGAATGTTCAAAATGGAGGAGGAAACATTCAGTTGTCCGCCAGACTGGTTCATTTACATGGACAGCTCTACCTGCATATCTGACATTTTCTGGAAGGAAAAACTTGACAGGCTTCCTACTGATGTTGGTATGGTTGGCGTATATGGCTGGAAAACGGTTCCTAGCTCGTTCAACTGGCATGACAGCCACGATTCCTATGGATGTTATGAAGGGTTGTCCGTTAAGGATAACAGCACCAGAAAAATCATAGGTGAACTCGGGTTCGGACAGCTTACCGATGTGAACATTCTAGGAGGCCCCGTATTCGCTATCAGGGCTAGCATGATACCTGACATTCTCCGTGTCCGCATACTGAATGGCTATGTAATCGGGGATGACCACATTGCCGCTGAACTTTCGATGTTCTGCCATGAGTGCCGCCAGAGGGTGTGCGTAATGGACACGAATGTTGTAACCTGCATAGACTACATGGATTATGTCGGTGGCGATGACTGGGAAGAAGACCAAATCAATTTTGTTTTACGTTGGCAGCACCGTCTGGCCAAGTTGAAGGATGCCCCGATATTATAAACTATGAATGATTAGACTATATGTCGGAGTTCATAGGTATGAATAACAACAGCACTTTTGGTTATGTCCACACGGAAAGTGGCCCAGTCAAGCCAGCAAAGACTGTGTCCATCGAGACGGTGAGGAATCTTGTGGCATCTATTCAGGGCAAGCACGTCCGTGGCGAGAAAGGCACTAACTGGGGTGAGCTCGCCAAGAAGATAAATAAGGATTGCAACCCGCATCCATATACCACGATACAGACGATTTTGAAGAAGGCTTTGACCGAGGCTGCGACACAGGCTGTCGGTCAGTCTCTATTCCGTCTTGACCTTGGTAATGTTGTTTGCGATGCTGCCCATGCAAAGTTTAAAATTACGAGAAGGAATCATTCAGTAATTGTTGACATGCTTTATCCTAACGATAATGGAAACATTACGATTAGATACAACGTTGATGACGTTGCTGAAAAGATGTTTGAACTTTCTCTGGATTCCGAACATTATATCAACGGATTTGGTCGTACCATCATCAGTTGTTGCGACACCGCAATCAAGGAAGCTGAGGAAATGGCCGAGGAAGATGATATCTATTCTACCGATGAATTTGGATATCAGCCAATCATGTCCGCCGATATGCGTGGTCTTCTGAAAATGACCAATGCCATCATGGAATCTGATATGGGCGGTGGTGATGCAGGCGGATTTGGTGAAGCCGATTTTAGTGCGGATGCTGCTGATGTCGCTGGTGCAATGGGCGGTGGCGACATGGGCGGTGGTGCTGGTGGAGCCGCAGGCGGAGCTGCTGCCCTTGGCGGTGATATAGACAATCCCGAGGACGACGTAAATTTCGCAGACGCTTGCCGAGGCATACTCAATACGGACCCAGAGACAGGAACATTGAAAAAGCTTGCAACAATCGTTGCCGATACTATTGCTGAACAGTCCAGAGAATCTTCGGCAGGAGAATATCTAACTGCAAAGCAGGTGCGTGATGGAACGAGAGGCATTGCCAAGGATTGGAGTGCTGACACGCTGATTGCTAAATTCCAAGAACAGTATAAGGCTTTTGATGGAATGGTGTCTGGAAAGGAGATGAACGAATTCGAGCATTTCCTCAACAGCAACGACGTGAATTCCGCTATGGATTTCGAGGCATGGATTTTGAGTAATCCGACAATGAAGGAGCTATATAAGCGTAAGGGTATCGGTCTTCAGGGTACTGAAACTAAAGACGGCTTGGATAATGTTGACCTTCCTTCTGATGGAACGGAAGCGGCTAATGGCGCAGCCGATGCTATGGGCGGCGACATGGGCGGTGCTGGTTTTGGCGGTGACATGGGCGGTGCTATGGGTGGTGCTGGCTTTGGAGGCGACATGGGCGGTGCTATGGGCGGTGCTGGCTTTGGCGGTGACATGGGTGCCGCTGGTGGTGCTGGCTTTGGTGGTGACATGGGTGCCGTTGGCGGTGATGTCACAGGCGACATGTCTGGCATGGAAGGAATGCCAGCAGATGACTCTGGTGCTGCATTCGGTGGTGAACCTGACATCAATCAAATCGGAGAAGTTGACAAGATTAGCGAAAACACGAGCGAAGAGCTGCCGAATCTTGGTGGTGAAGCCGCTGCCCCTGTTGATGAGAATGCTTCCCCTGTATAAGAGGTAGATGCTATGAATGAAGATACCCTTGATTTCTCGGTCAATCCTCTTAGAAGCGGGACGCCGATTGCGGGAACCTTGGCTGCGCAAACTGGCGAAAGTCAGGGAACCGTTGCGGCAAAGCTTGATGCACAAATCCGTGAAGAGCAGCAAAAGAGGATGATGAATCCAGCTGCGTACGTAAACTCAAAGACTCCGTACGACGTTGTGAAGGATGCCACTAAAAAGGTGACGGTCGATTTGAAGCATCCTGAAGTGGATATCCCAGAGGACAAGCCGACGACTACCGAGCAGGCCCCAGGTGCAAATCCGTTCAGTGTTGATGCAATTAACGACTGGGATACGGCTGCTGATTGGGCCAACAGTATGAATCCAGAGCCTGACGACATCAGTGGAATGGGTATTGCAATGAACGAACCTGTTGATGCTGGGTCTGTCAATGGGGATTCTGACATGACTAACCAATCGCTTGACATGATTAACTCTATCCAGCCGACGCCAGAGCAACCTGGCCCAGAGGTTGACGTAGTGCCTGACGGCGAAGTTGCTGGTGATGATACTGGTGAGGTTGCTGGGGAAGGTGAACAAGTAGAGGAAGACCCGTCAATGGTAGCGGGCGATGCGATTTAGGGGGTTGACATGGATTTCAATGACGTTCCTGAACACGAGTTGTTTGAAGCTATAAGCGGTGAATCGATTATACAGGAATACCAGCCTGAAGATGATGGCGGGGTAATCGACGGATTTGAAATTGACGGACAGACGAACAGTGGCCCGTTTGATGATAAATTCAAGCTGTATATCAAGAATCCGAGTCAGATTGACGACAACATGTTGAATGAGCTGGGAAAGCTGATTGACGGAAAGTACAGTGATGACTTCCGCAACTTGAAGCGTATTGTATCTAAGCCAGATACGGTGGAACAAATCAAGAATGCGGACATGGTGGAGTACATCACATACGAGGATATTCCTGTCGGTGTACTTACGCTGTCTGACCCGACAAAGGAAAACTACATGAACATTGTCCCAGCAGAGGCGTATTCTCTCCATAGTGCGTACAATCTGGACAACAGGCTTGAAATCGAGTATTTCGTCGTATCTTCTGAAATGAACGAGTACCCTATTGGACAGGAACTTGTCAACCATTTGTTGGAACAGAAGATTGCAACGTTCTTGGTATGCCCTGCCGATGACTACACTACGAACAACCTGATGAGACAAGTCCACTTCAAGTACGTGAAGACATTCAGAATCGATTCGGTCGATTATGACATCAACCTGTATGTCAACAGGGAATAGAAAAATATACTTTAAAAGATGATATCACCTACTAGGTAGAATATGAACAATAACGAATACTTTGGACAGCCGCAACAGCCTCAGCAACCCCAATATGCACAGCCGCAGGGATATCCTCAGCAGCCGCAATACTATCCGCAGCAGGGTTATCCCCAGCAGGGTTATCAACAGCCGATGGTGAACCCTGGCATTATGCCGCCAGGTGCGTACCAGCAGCGCCCGCCTCAGTTTGAAGGACAGGGCTATGCACAGCCTGGGTATGCTCAGGGACAACAGGGAAGGCCGAGCAAGCTCCCTGGCGGTCAGAGAATCGTGGAAACGCCGTATGGCGACGATACCGATGCCGCTACAAGGGATTACTGTAACCAGATTGATGCGGATGGACGACTCGAAGAGTTAAACAACGCCCTCGACCTGATTAACGGTACAGAACACGCTGACGTTGAAGGAAACCTGTATGCGATGGGCCAAAAGATGGAATCGGTCAGACAACCCGCCAAAAGTGGAATGAACGACCGACAGAAACTAACCGCTGTTCTTAATTCTATGGAACAGTTGGCACAGATTGTTTCCGACCCTGCCGCTTGGTTCCCTCAGGGAAGTCAGGACCAAGTTCCGAAGTTCCAGCCGCTTCTGACAAAGCTTGCTGCGGGTCTTCGAAACTACATCGGCAAATTGAACACGTTGACGTAGTGAAGTCAACAGACAAAGAAACTATAAGGCGACCGTTTAGGCCGCCTTTTGTTTTAGCCGAAAATGGGTGCTGGATTATAAACTATTTGTAAAAAGTTTTGCTGGTTGTATCATGTTTAAGGGAAAGAAGATAATTGGATTGCCACTATATACAGGAAGTTACACTGGCACCGTAGATGATGCATTTTTTCTTGCGACAATGAAGAAACAAGACGGCTCTGGCCGTCAAACCGTTGCATTTAGTTTGGATGCATTGCGTGAAGCCGCTCGTGGAGAGAAAGGTGCTACGGGTGCGACAGGTGCTGACGGTAAAGATGGTGCTACGGGTGCTACTGGTCCAGCTGGTGCAACAGGCCCGCAGGGCATCCAAGGTGAAGTTGGCCCTAAGGGTGGTACTGGTGATAAAGGCGAAACTGGTTCTGTTGGCCCGACAGGTCCGCAGGGTATTCAAGGCCCGCAAGGTGAACGAGGCGAAACAGGTGCAACGGGTCCTAAGGGTGAAACTGGCGCTGACGGAAAGGTTGGTGCAACGGGCCCAACAGGTGCAACTGGTGATAAGGGTGCAACGGGACCGACAGGTTCAACAGGCCCAACGGGAGCAACAGGACCCACGGGAGCAACAGGCCCGACAGGTTCTACGGGACCCACAGGAGCAACTGGCGCTACGGGTTCAACTGGTCCAACGGGAGCTACTGGCCCTACGGGTTCTACTGGCCCGACAGGTGCAACAGGCCCGACAGGTGCAACAGGCCCGACAGGTGCAACAGGTCCTACGGGTGCGACAGGTCCCACGGGTACAACAGGTCCAACAGGTGCCACGGGTCCAACGGGAGCAACAGGTCCTACGGGAGCAACAGGCCCAACGGGTGCAACGGGACCGACAGGTGCAACTGGTCCAACAGGTGCCACGGGTCCAACGGGAGCCACAGGCCCGACAGGCGCTACTGGCCCTAAGGGTGATACTGGTGACAAAGGCGAGCGTGGTGCCACAGGTGCAACTGGTCCTAAGGGTGCCACAGGTGAGCAAGGTCCAGTAGGACCAGCAGGTACTGGTTTGAATAATAAGGGAGACTGGGAGTCTAACACTTTTTATTCACCGAATGATTACGTGTTTGATGTCAAAGCGACAGGCTCCACAGATACCTCTATGTGGATTTGCCAATCTGCTGTTGGGTTTACATCTACCGAGCATCCGTATAACGACAGAGCCAACTGGGTTGAATTTAGTGCCCCGCAGGGTGAACGTGGTCCGCAGGGTATTCAAGGTCCTAAGGGTGCAACTGGCCCGACAGGCGCAACAGGCAATGATGGTAAAGATGGTGTAACAGGCCCAACGGGAGCCACAGGCCCAACGGGAGCCACAGGCCCAACGGGAGCCACAGGTCCTACGGGTGCAACAGGTCCTACGGGAGCAACTGGCCCAACAGGTGCAACGGGTCCTACGGGAGCCACAGGCCCAACAGGTGCCACAGGTCCTACGGGAGCAACAGGCCCAACGGGTGCAACAGGTCCTACGGGTGCAACTGGCCCAACGGGAGCCACAGGTCCTACGGGTGCAACAGGTCCTACGGGTGCAACAGGTCCTACGGGAGCAACTGGCCCAACAGGTGCAACTGGCCCAACAGGTGCCACAGGCTCAACGGGAGCCACAGGTCCTACGGGTGCAACAGGTCCTACGGGTTCTACTGGACCAACAGGAGCTACTGGCCCAACGGGAGCTACTGGCCCAACAGGTGCAACAGGTCCTACGGGTGCAACAGGTCCTACGGGAGCCACAGGCCCCACGGGTGCGACAGGCCCGACAGGAGCAACTGGCCCAACAGGAGCTACTGGACCAACAGGAGCTACTGGCCCAACAGGTGCAACAGGTCCTACGGGTGCAACAGGTCCTACGGGAGCCACAGGCCCAACAGGTGCAACTGGCCCAACGGGTGCAACAGGTCCTACGGGAGCCACAGGCCCCACGGGTGCAACTGGTGCAACGGGTGCCACAGGCGCAACAGGTGCAACGGGTACAGAATTTACTCTCGCAAGCAATTACCATCAACGGGCTGAAAACGGCACGTTCTACTATATTGAGGCACGGGTTGAGGACGCTGGATGGACTCCATCGGTTGACGATGGAATCCTTCACTTTGTTCTCAGTACGGGTACAGTGTCATCAAATTAGTGTGACAACGGGAGTTGGATGATGGCGATAAATGGACTTATAGCATTCAACCGACATAATACTGATGGGATATTCTATGGTAATATCCCTGTTGATGCGGTGTATTATGGCAATGTTCTTGTCTGGGAGAAAGTTTTTAACTTAATCATGGGCGATGAGCGGTGGGTATGTATTGAATATGAAGCAAAGCTAACTGAAAATGTGTCAAGCATAAGCGTGTTTCTTGATAGAACTACCAATGATGGCGTTATGTGGATAATGGAGGACAATCATTGCGTAGCCAAATCTACGACACAGGGCTCAAACGCAACAGAGATATATGGCTGTCAAGGTTATCTAAGGACTCATACGTTTTCAAATTTGAAATTTTATGAGGGGCATACTTATTATATCTGCTGGAAACACGGTCAGTGGGCTACGACGGATTCAACTCCTGATTATTTTGCGTATTATCAAGGTGAGGTGGGTAATTATAAAAAGATATGCTTGGATGGAAACATAGACACGTTAGTATCCGACTGCGGTCTATATGAATATATGGGAGAACTTTCCACCATGGACTGGGATACTGCAATGAAGTATGAGTCGGGTAAAGCGTTTTACTCTTCTACCTTCAATTATGATGCGGTTAGTGGTAGAACAAGTTCATACCCAGTTAGCTCGACTGACCCAAGCGTAGCTTTGTATGTAGGGGAAGTTGATAATTCATCCGAAGAATCCAACCCTGAACGGCAGAACAATCTATATACAAAGTTCTTTACCATGCGTGCCAATGACGTGATGTTTGATAAAGAAGCAAATGACAATTCAAGTAAGTTCTATAAAAGGACGGCAAACTACCAATCGGCATCCAATGTTTACATGGGAAAGCTTACCAGTGGCGAATCGCTATCCGTAGTTGATTTGAATAACATATTCTACTGGAAAGGTGGTTATCAAAGTTCTGGGTTTAACGACGACGTATTGTATATAGCGAATGTATCTTTAATTGGATTTTTAGGTTTTGTTGATGCCAATTTTTTTAATGGCCTGAGTTATGCCCAAAAGATGGCTAAACTTTATATGCTAATAGGAAATACCCCAGGTAAACTATTTGCGTACATGGATTATAATGACATCGGGGGAGACTATTCTGGATATTTCCAGCGAGAGAATGTATATAAAGCTGTTAACAATAGTAATAATCATATTACTTCATTAACACCGATAACTCAGGAACCTACCAGCGGAATAGGTTGGCTAGGGATATACTACAAGGGTGCAACCACCGCAGCTGATGGCTGGTTGGACTCGGGTGGAAATCCGATTACAAAGGAAGCTATCGTGATAAATACGTCATCCAGCAGTACTCCTGTATGGGAAGTAGCAACATCTTTGGGCAATATATTCGAACGCTACAAGGATTCGAATAATAATAATGTTACGACAAACAATATGGCATCATCAGTTGCCTTTGGCGATGTCGCCTCTGATAGCACTGGCGATGTGAAAAACGCAGCTTTCAGCAAAATTTCAGCAGTATCGCAAGCGACGCTCGAATTTAAAAATACGTTGTTAGATTCGTCTAACAAGAAATTTTATTTGAAGGTCAATAATCGAGAGGTTTAGCAATGATTTATGCGATGAATAAATCAACCGAAAAGGTTAAATTCCGTGCGACTAACAAACAGGTGCTAGACCTTATGTTGGAACAGGCGCATGAGGATATCAATGATTACATCTTATTTCAGGAGTTTGGTATGAGGTATATATCAACCATTACCCATGTCGATGGGGTATGTATTTACAACAACAGGGAATACTGGTCGAAAACCGCTGTACAGAATCCGTTGACCCCAGAAAACTATTCTGAACACGAGGTGTTGGACTTTATTGGAAGGGCGGTTCCTTACGATAGGTATGTGGATGAATTGAACACGAATATCAACCGTATCAATGCGATTGATGGAACAATCGGTGAAGTCATATACAACATAGATATTGGCAATGAGATGATTGCGTTGTTCAAGGAAGAATGCCGTCTGACAAAATTCAGTGGAATTACTCCATTGGAGATTGCGGCAAAACTGGCACAGGCGTACACTCTTGTGTTGACGGGCTCATTCCGTGAGGCGAAGACCGTATTTCAGGCTCTTGACACAGACCCGTTCCTTACCGAGGAACGCAAGCAGAAGTATATCGACATGCTTGATGCGGCTGATGCCATCGAATATGCGTCTGACGAAGACCTGATATTTACAATGGAAGAGAATACCTAGTTGTAGTGTCAATTGAGCCGTGTGTTTGGCATCATGCGTGTGCATGATGCCTTTATACGTTATAAACTATACATGAAAATTAACCTAATGTAGGCTATCATGTTTAGCAAGAAACAGGTTTTTGAGAGCTATTTGGGACGGTTGGGTTTGAACAAGACTGCTTTGGAGGCGGTTAAGGACATCAATGGCGTCCTGTTTGAAGGCATAGACGACTTTCTTGATGACCTCGGCGGTGGTGAAGAACTGCCTGCCGATGATTTTGAAGTGGGTGAAGTTGAAGAGAAGTTTGGCGATGAACCGAAACCAGAAACCCCTGTTGAGACAAAGAAGGAATACAATCCTAGCGACCTGATGACCAAGGCTAAGATTCCGTTCGACAGTGCATGGAGCATGGCGTTGAAGTGGGTAAAGACTGAGCCGAGGTTTTCTGATTTTGGCTTGAACTTCAATAACGGTTTTGACAATGTTGAGTTCATGATTCCGACCCCGAATGGAAAGCCGACGTACTTCCGTGCTGGTACAGTTCCGTACGAGATTACCGCAGAAGGCGAAGAAGGTGTGCCGAAGTATGGACATGCGACGGCAACAAACCCTGTGGTCATGAGCAATGATGTATACAATAGGATACTTACATACTATGAAGAAAATGGCTATCCTGGCATAGGTGACTTGAAAGACATTCCGTTCATTGACATCAAGCGTTTGGTTCTTGGCAATGCTGTTCACCGTACTGGTGAGGAAGCTCCGAACATTGGACTTCAATGTAAGGTCGAGGTTAACCCGTCGGCGACAGTTCTTTCTACTTCTATTGACGACCGTGACATAACGTCTGGTCTTACCCAGACGAATGAAGCGAAGAAGAATGAGTTGAGCCAGTTATATGGTTTGCCAGTCGAAAGCCTTTATAAGGTAGTGTTGAAGGAATGGACGGATGCTAACGACCAGTATTACATGGATGAGAACACTGGCTTTATCTATGATGTTACTAGGGATGCCTCCATGTCTGGTATCAGTGATAAGGACCTGCGTGAAGCACGTCCACACTTTGGCTCCAAGAAGACGGCTACGATTAGCACATCGAAGCTGGCTGAGTGGGCCCAGACTCAGGATATGTTCAAGCTGTTGTTGGAACCAGGGTCGAGGAAAGTCGTTTCTAGCACCATTTACCAAGTTCCAAAGGTTGGCCCAATCGAGGGCATTGAAAGTGACCCCAAATATGTGTATATGGATGACGCTAACTATGATAAGTATATCAAGAGCGTCAACGACCCGTCTATTGAGAATCAGGTAAAGCGTTATGATGTTGGAAACTTGAACAACATCATTTCCAAAGAGTACAAGCAGTTTACTGAATTTGGTCAGTCCGATAGGACTGGTTCGAATGTGTATGGCCACGATGAAAATGGCTGGGTTGAAAACATCGAATGGAAGTTTGACGGTGATAAGGACAAATATGTTCTGACTGATGATACTATTAAGAAGCTTAAAGCTGCGTATGGTGCCCGTGCTGACGGAAAGTTCTACAACTATATCGCTGGTAAAAATACCCTGACGATTGGTGGTGAGATGAATGCCGCAGACGGAACGGTAAGTGGCGGTTATGAATACCACCCGCTGGTTATGCTGCGTGATGGAAAGGGTAGGCTGATTCCTAGGCTGGTTGCTGTATTTGACGACTCGTGCTGCAAGCCAGGTGATTCTATAACTAGGATTGTCGGTAAAGATGGTCTTACTGGACCGAAACCCACCATATATGGATTCGCTACTATTACAAATGGTTGTAATTTGGAAAAAGTAGGCGATTTTAACATATTCGAGTGTTTACTGAGTCAGGTAGACATATCCAAAAGCACTGGATATGTAAGCATTGGTTCACTGAAAAGTGATGTAGCGGGTGTAGCAAGTCCTAGTAAGACGGAGGTTACGAATACCTACATCGCTGTTGGAAACAACGGCGCAACACAGGTTTTGCCGAATAACAGGGCGATAGCAGAGACGGTTGACGGTGTTCGAGGTGTAGTCATAGAGGACTCTATTGTTTCCGATTCAAGTATTGAAAATGGATATGCACAGATAGTGCATTCTGTCATCAGTAAATTGAATGTCAGCAATGCTGGTGTGAAAGTGTTCAACGGTTGGAGAACTGATGATGCTAGCAATGTTGAATTTGCTGGTGACAAAAAGATTACCATAACTGGACATGCGAACTATCGTGGTGAGTACAAAAAGAGTCCTATAAAAGGAAAATATGGTTATCGCACATGGCTACAAGGCGACGTGACAACGAATCTTGTTGGCAATGTTGTTCTCAATTCTAGTACAGGTAATATTGTATGTAGCGGTACTGTCTTGAATAATGCTATTGTCAATGGACCGTGCAAAATCAGAACATGTAAATTGAGTGGCATAACGGTAGGTTATGGCGCTCATGTTGAGGCAGAATATAAGTCCACTGATTTGACAGCGGTTACTACAAATCCTGGCGGCAATAGTCCTGAGTTCATTCGAATCGAACACGGAACCAATCACCCCACTGTGCTAGGCAACTCTGACTCAGACAGTGAGAGTGGAAATATTGTACTAACTGGTAGGGTGTTTATTGAAGGCGGTGCCCAGATACAGGGTTCGGAAATCGCAAGTGAAGGCGATGACGTGGCGTATGTCCGTAGCAACATGAGGATGAATACCTGCTTGCCGTATACTCTAAACGAAAGGGAATCTGGTTTGCTGAGTCGGTATATCAAGCCAACCACTATATTGGTTGGTGACTGCTCTGATTTGAATGCTACTGCACGTAGATTGAATCGTACGCATAATTCATTTGGTACTGATGATAAACGTCAAACGCCGTTTGAAAGATATGACCAGTTTAAGGCAGGAGATACTAGCGATGCCTTGAAAGACCTGAGTGTATATGATTCGAAAACCCTCATCGACGATTTCTTGAAGAGCACGTCTTCTGTCTTGATGGACCCGAGTGTGTTCATGGAAATGAAGGAAAACGGTGACGTTGTACCGAAACCAGAGTTGAAAAAGACTATATGGGACCCGATTGGTGGATTCTTGGTCGGTGCAATCAAAGAAACTCGTGACGAGGCTGGAAATGCTGTTACGAAATATGGCAGAATTGTTATGTTGAAGTGTCCTAACGTCATATTGGACCATAGTGCAATCGCCAGAAAGAAGAAAACCAACCCTGGTCAGGATGTTGATTTTAAGACGTATCTTTCTGGTGTAATTACATTGAGGCAGTATTTGAAGTTCTTGGATGATAACGGTTATGGCGACTGTTACAAATATAACACCGCAAACAAGTTCGGCGAGGACTTCGTGCAGCTTTGCTACATCAAGGATGGTACGATGACTCCGTTTAAGCTGACCCTTGACCAGATGAGGACTATTAGTAACAACAACAAACGTCAAGTTAGCCTGTTCTTGGACACTGATACGAGTAAGAATAACATCAGTGATGTTGATACATATGATAGCATCGTAACGGCCTATCTCGATAAAGATGGCGGTATGGTTGTGCAAACTGAACGTAACAGGTATGCATATACAACACCTGTCGTGGATAGTGTCGGTAAAGCTATTGTATCTACTCGCACTAAGCAATGGACTGGTGATGATGGCAAAGGAGAGTTTGAGAGAAAGGTTGTTGATTGCAGCAAGGATGGTATCTACAAGATGGGTTATATCTTCCTTACAAAGCACTCAGCTGGCGACCCAGATTTGCTTAGCATCGTCCATAGGGCGGTTTCTGGAAATACAAAGGGCCTAAATAAGAAAGACGCTATCGCAGCCAAGATAAACGAACTTAATGGAATTACGATGCAATCCAAAGACCTTGACATGTCTCTTGAAAGTGGATTGAACCGTATTGTTAGGAAAATTAAGGAAGATACCAATTCAGTAGATTCTCCTGAAAAGGTGTATATCCTTACATTGCCTGCCCGTGAGAACTCTAACCAGTTCGCATTTGTGCTAGGCAATATCGTTCCCAAGAAGAGAATGAGCCAGAGAGTAAGAGACGGTCTGAACAACATTGGATGCGAGGAGCTGAGATGTCGTAAGTTGAAGTATATACCTGAAAAGGATAAGTTTGTCGCAGACAAAAACTCTGGTCCAGTCAAGGTAAAGCTGTTGGATAACATCAAGTCGGCTAATGGAATGGATAACGAACATTTCTTGGCAAGGTTGGCAACAGAGGAAGACTTCCGATTGCTGGGCTATCCTGTATCGAATGAGCGTAAATAGTGAAGAAAATGCGGTTCCCTCAAATTAGTTTGAGGGAATTGCTGTCAAATAATATATATTAGATTATACTCGAAACAATGGTTGTTTTGTGGATTACTGTAAGATTACACCATGCATAAAGGCAGAACTTAACAAATCGGTTAAAATGAGTCGGGAGGAGGAAGCCCGTCTGTTTGACGAGTATGCAAATAGCACGGATGAAGCCCGAAAGAAGGAAATCTTCGACAAGATTATCTTGGCTAACCTGAAGTTTGCATTCAAGATGGCCAGTGAAAAGGCCAAGGTTTGCAACAAGTCCATTGATGACTTGTTCTCCGAGGCGAAAATCGGCCTGATTGAAGCCTTTAACAAGTACGACCCCCATGTGGGCACGAAATTCATCTCGTTTGTCGTGTGGTATGTACGCCGTGCGTTGAACACATTTGTGTCAGACGATGATTTAATCAGGATTCCTATCGCATTGAAGGCAAATGTCGCCAAGAAGCGTCGCCTCAACGAGACGGATTACACTGAAAGAGAGGACCATGCAAAGGAAGTTATGACCAACCTGAAACAGTCGGTCAGGGCTTCAACTGAGGATGAACAGGATGGCTTCCATAACGAGGCGCCTGATGTCAACTCGGACGGCATTGCAGAACTCGAACACGACAACATGAAGGCTACCCTGTGGAAGATGCTGGAAAATAGCCTTGATAAGAAGGAACTCTACATAATGAGGTATTCGTTCGGATTGAAGGACGATGTTATCCTTCCCGCAGCCGATATTGCGGCAAACCTCAACATGAAGAAAACGGAGTTCCAGAAAATCAAGAAGGCGGCATACGAGAAGATAGCCAAAAACAAGGAATTTTATAGTCTCCTTAAAGAGACGGTAAATTCGTAATGTTCAATTTTATCAAGAAATTATTTAATGGAGGCAAAAATATGGAAGAGGAACCAACCCTTGCTATGTCAGGTCAGTCCGTTGGTGATGTACCGAATGGCGCACCTACAATGTCAAACAACGAAGCTGCAAGGCAAGTTCAGGAAATGGCGGAAATGGCCAACAGGAACGCTCTTGGAGTAATCCCTGGTCAGGTCAACCGCAAGCAGCCACAACGCCCAGCACCACGCCCGAACGGCCCTGTGACACAGTATAACAACTATCAGCAGCCGCCTGTGAATCAGGTACAGCGTGTTGCTCCTGCACAGATGGTGGCACAGCCGTTGCCGCAACAACCGCAACAGCCTATCGCTCCGCCACCACCGCCACAACCGCAGTATTACCAGCCGCAGCAGTATTACCAGCCACAGCCGCAGGTTCCGCCAGCTGGCTATTACTACCCGCAGCAGCCGATGCAGATGCAGCCTATGCAGCAGATGCAGCCTGTCCAGCAGCCTCCTCAGATGAGCGATGGCTTTGGAGCACCGTTCTCTGAAATGTATGTGACGAGCGACCAAGTGTACGAATGCTACATCGACCTACCTGGGGTTCCTCAGAGCGACCTTAAAGTAAGGGTCGTGCAGAACAGTCTGGAAGTTAGCGGTGTCCGTAAGCTCCATTCAGATTCTCCTGCTGCTGGAAAGAAGAACAAGAGAGTCAAGGTGCTGGCTGCACAGTCGAGTGTGCCTGCATACTTGTTGAACCACTTCAAGTTCACGTTCCCGTTCGCCAAGCCTGTCGATGAGGACAATGTGAAGGCCAAGTTGGAAAACGGCCAGTTGCATGTTACCATCAACATCCTGTCAAGCGAAAAGGGTGTGAGCGTAGCCGTTGGCATCTAGGAGGTGACTATGAAGACCGTAGCGGAAATAATCAATGCGAAGTATGTCCTAGTTCCTCTCCTACGAGATACGAACATGGGCTACATGATTACGGAACGTGGCGACATGACAGACTACGAATGGAGGGTGTGGCGTAGGGCTACCGAAATCAGGACTGTAAAACAGCTCCTGACTGCGGTTTCCACCAAGAAGACACCTGCAGAAATCCAGCGTGGACTCATGAAGATTGTCGAGTTCCTGAATGCCGAAGGGGTCGATGCGGCCCTTGTGGGAACGGTTGCTGCAAACGACCAGAGAATCAAGTCGTATGAAGACCAGTCGGAAACCACGGCATCGTTCAACGAAGAAGAACTCTAACAGATATAAACTAGAATAGGAAGAAGGGGGCCGCAGTGGCTCCCTTTTTCTATTGTACCTGACGGAAACTCCTGACGGTACGGAGGTTTCGACAAACTGTTGGAACCTTCATTCACTCAACGGTCGGCAAACCGCCGACAGGAGAATAACTATGTACGGAACACTTCCTGTATTGAACAGTATGATTGAAAATGTATTCGACATCTTTGACCCAAAGAGATTCGGTCGCCCGATTTTCCCCTATGCCTTTAAGAAGGCTATCATCAATGATGAAGAAGTCTTGATTATAGAGATTGCCGTTGTCGGTTGCTCTAACGAGAATGTCACGGTTACTGCATCGGGTAACTTGATTAAGGTTACGGCAGCAGCACCGCCAGACCCAGAAAACTATGTCACCTACTATGATTACATCAAGAGGCCGAACTTCACGTTCTCATGGGCTTTCCCGTGCGCCTACGATGTAGCACATGCAACGGCGACGGTAAAGAATGGCCTTTGCACTATTGCGGTCAAGAAAAAGCCTGATAGCGGCGAACAGCCAATTACTGTTGGCGATGGGACGGTTACACCTGCTAGTGACGAACAAGTTGAACCAGCTGGTGGCGAAATTGGTGAACAAACGGATGAAGGAACTAATGGATAATTAGTCTCCTATATGAAAAAGCCCACTGAATGTTCAGTGGGTTTTTTGTTTAATGTCCGCAGTTGCAACCTTTCTTGACTTTGGGTAATGTCCGTCGTACGACGCTGCTGGCTTTGTACACGGCCTTCAAGCCTTTTGTTCGTAACGATGGTGGCAGAACCCACATGAAGTCGAGAATTGCTGGGAAATCCTTTGTCATGCGGTCGATTGCCATTGTTCCTGTATATGTCGAGCCGTTAGAATCCGTGTACTTGAAGTCCTTTGCATCCGAGCCTGCATCAATGTAGTCAACATCATTTTCGCTGACTTTCTTTTTGATGACTCGGATGTAGCTGCTGCAAATAGGGCAACTGGCATCGTAGTAGATTTTAGGTTTCAACGTCATGCTCTCTCCTTTGAATAAGCTTACGCCTTGATTGGTTCGTCGGACCACTGCACTTCTGGACCGCCGTCATACACGTACTTGTCCTTGTAGCCAGTACCGAAGATTTCGTCCATTCGTTGGGCGATACCCTTGAACAGTTCCTTGTTGTTCGGTTTCAGGTGACCTTGGTCATCCATTATCTGGTTGTCGTGCAGGGTCTTCATGTCTTGGTGCATGATGGCGTTGCGGTTCTGCTTTGCAAGCTTTTGTCCACGGCTGTCAACACGAGATATCTGTGCTTCGTGGAGCTGGTGCATTCCTAGACGACCAGTGTCATATTCTGGGACCAGTGTCGGGCAGAGCTTTTCACGCATTTCGCTGTCGAGTTTCTCGTTCTGCCTCAGGATATGGTCGATACCCGTGAGGTCGAACATTGTTCTTTGGTCAATTTCATCACCAGAACAGTGCATTCTCGGCCAGCATCCATCGCCGCAGGTACGCATTTCAGCACGGTTGTTCGTCGGCTTTGCCAGCTCGTAACCGTCACCGTCATTAGAAACGATGATGAAGATGTGAGGGATGTCCTTGTTTTTCAACTGAACTGTATCGCCTACATTGTACGGAGCCTCGAAACCAAGGGATTCAAGGGCGTTGATGTTCTTCATTGCATGGATTGTGTTCATGGTGTTTAGACCAAGACCAGCTTCACAGATGGCAAGCTTTTCTTCCTTTGAAAGCTTCCCGTCGTCAGTCGAACTAAACAGAGGGCCTTTCTTGGCGTTGATTTCCTTGCCCGAAATGCCGTATGCCTTGTAGAGGGGTTCGGTTGCGTCGTCGTACGGGCTTGCCTGTACGATGAGTGCCATCGTATCTTCATCCTCAGGGGTGTTTTCTTCCTCTTCTGGGGGGAGATTGGCAATGGCCTTGCACTGCTGGTTCAACTCCTCGAACTGAGCCTGTGATTCAAAAATGGAAAGTTCGTCGTTGCTGTACATTGTTGTATTCCTATTGAATTCACATATAGTTTATACAGTTCACGATTGGGCGGAAGTATAAACTATTAGTGAAAGAAGGTTTATCTATGAAATCGAAGAAACTTGCTGGCATCCGCTTATTCAACTATTTGAACGATGGTATCAACTGGAAGGACCATAAGGATATCATTCTTGACTATTGGATAAAGAATGTTGCACCTCAATATAACCGTTCTCCCGATAAGTTACAGGGTTTCGTTACAGTAGAATCCCTGCCAACCGCTGTGCAGAAAGAATATGAGGACTGGTTCAAAAAGTTTGACTTCCAGACATCGAGTGACCAGAAATGGATAGATTTCGTAAACGGTACACTAAACATCTTCTACCATACGACGGGTTATCATGAAGAACCGCCAAATATCTGGTACATAGATATGATGAAGTCCGAGGTGAAGGCTAGGAACATTGTCGAGACACAGGTGTATCATGGCAATCCTAACTTGAACTCATTTATGAAAATCGAGACAAACTCCAAGCCAGAGGAAGTCGGTGGTCGTCGTAACGGTTACGTCTACGCTAGGAAGTTGGCTTCGGTCAGACCAAGGGACACACAGGGTTATTACTGGGGTGTTATCTTCACTTGCGACGAGACGGTTAGTATCAAGTATGACTCTAACGGTCACATGGAGGAGAGAAGCATTTGCTGGGCGGCAAACCCAGAGCATATCACATTGGTGAAAATAACCGCAGATGGCCTTTTCGTCATAGTTCCGTGCGAGGTTAAGAAGAAGCTGTGGATGGACCGAAGGGTTGTCCCAGAAGGCCTTATTTCTACGACTCCGATGAATGGTGCCAAGCTCGTGCAGTATTTGCAAAAGAACTTCAATGTGATGTATGGAATCTTCGACAACATCAAGAAGCGAGTGGACGAGGCCCGTGTGAACGCTACCGCCAGAAAGAACGCACTATGTACAATGTCTGACGAAGAAATCATGGTGGGTGAAGTCCTTGGTATGAACCCTGAGGACTTCGTTGAGAACGGTCACGTAACGCCCAAAAAACTTGAATACAACCGTAAGGTAAGACGTAGCATCCACCAAGCTAACGTGAAGCACCGTCAGGAAGTCAATGCGAAGATGCGTGCTATCGAAAAGGAAGAACGTAGAAAGGCCAAGGAAAACGCTGGCAACTTCAACGCATTGGCTTAATCCCTGTTCCTTCTAAAGTTGACAATGTCGTTTGCCGTAGGGGCATTTCCGTTGTTCAAAATCTTGTAGACATCTTCTATCGTGACAGTTTCCGCTTTCGGAGGATTCACTTCGAGGTGTGCAGAGCTGAGTGAAGCGAGCTTCATTCCAGCGACTTCTGCATTTGATATAACCTTTTCGTAGATATCCTTGTACTCGGTTCCATCATCGCCAGTCTTTGTTGTGATTGCCGTTCCGTTGGTCTGCTCGTTCAGGTCGGCGACGGTAAGCATTCCCTTCAACTGGTCGAAGTCGATTAGGTCTTGTTTTGCGATGATTCCAAATTCGTTTTCAAGCTGTTCGAACTTGTCTGCATACGGTCCGTTGTAGAACGAGTCGAACATGAGTTCACCGTTATATCCTTCGAACATCTTGACGATGGCATCGAACTCCTGTTTAATCTGGTCTGCTATGAACGAATGCAGGATGTATGCGTCACCGCCGACTGCAACAAAGTTGTTGTAACCTCCGATTACAGAAGTCTGGGAAACGTATTCATCTTCCTTCGTTGCAGGAACGAATAGACCATCAACCCAGCGGCCCCTTTCGTAGTTATCCTTGGTGACTTGCTTCTGGTCGTACATGTTGTCTACAGACAGAGGAAGATTTGGTCTTCCGTCACCGCACGGGATGTGCAGCCTGCCGTCTGCGAGCGTTATGTAGGAAGCATCAATCATATCCTGTGCCCTGATTTGCACTTTCTCGTATTCTTCTCCAAGGAAATTCTTGACAAATGCAATCGGGTCGGTAGAATAGTAACTTGAAACGACTGGCTTGTATCTGGTGATGTATTCACCTGCGAGCAATGCACGGAAGGATTGAAGGTTTCCCATCATTCCGAAATACACAAGAAGTTGCTGATATGCAGTCTTGTTCTTGTTAATCCATTCGTACATGTCGCCCTTGTTCGGCATCTTCGTTCCGTATGCATCCATCTTCAACTGAATCATCCTGATGTATTCAATCAGGTTAATCAGAGGAAGGTTCTTCGGGAACTTGAAGTTGCGGATGGACTTGGGGTTGACGTATTTTACTCCACCATAGCTGTCTGCTTCATTGTATACAGCCGAATTCTTTGGGAACCACGGTGTGTTCTTGTCCTTTAATAGTTCAGAAGAAGGAGTCTTTGCATATTTCGTTGCGGGAACATAGGAGAAGTCAACTATCGGGTCTCTCTGGGAAATCAAGCTGTCCCTGAACTTCGGGGCATCCTTGTGATTGACACCGATTGGGAGGAACTCCCAGTCGAACAGGTCTGCACCAACAGTCAGGCGACCGCACCAGACAACATTGAATCTCGCTCCATACTTGCCTTTGAGACAGTCGTCTGTGAAAGTGCGAGCAATCTCGATGAGCTTCATCATATCATCGCTGCCATCCTTGATAGGAGTCTTGTTGTCGTCGCCATAAATCATTATCTTGGCGGCTAGGCCATAGTTATGCCACGAGAGGAAAGCGCTCTCGCTTCCGCCAAGGCATCTTGCCCTCTGGTCATCGACAGAGCGTGTCGTTTCCACCAGCTCTACCCTGTTCTCACCGAACTCGTCTCGAAGAATTCTGATGAGGTGTGCTACGGTAGGATATATATTTATACCCTTTCTAAGGCTTGAAATCTCCTTGCTGGTATCGAAGAAGATTTTCCATCCGTCCTTTCCAGAACCGAAGCTACCGCTACGGTCCTTGATTGCGTATCTCGACTGGTCGAACGGTCCGTAAGAGCCAAATGCGTAACCACGGATTTCCTCATCGTAGGGGAAGTACGGAAGGTTGTACTCAATGTTCACTTGGGTGGTCTCGTCACCACTCTTCGTATCGTCGAGACCGACCTTGAAGTATTGTGTCGTACCTGTCTTAGGGATGCCTTCTGCCTTGTCGAGAGTTATGGTATGTGCATCAGTTATCGTACCTGCGACTTCATCATTGTACCCTGAAACTTTCAGCGTAACCTTCTTGCCTGCTTCGAGGTCGCTAGGAATCTCGTTGGTTACGATGACGGTTGAACCATAAGTATAGCTTGACTCGAATGGAATCATCCTTTCGGGTATTCTCATGTCTTTGGGGTACTTGCTGTACAGGCCGACGTTGATAAACCTGATTTCCGTCCAGCGGACACCGATGAACTTTGTCTTGGTTATCGTACGCCAGAAACAAAGGAAACGCTTTCTTTTCTTTACCTTTTTGTAAAGGCGGGTTGCAATCAGCATTCTTGCGGGGAACTTTGCCGTGATGGGAATTCCGTTTTCTACTCGATAGCACTGGGAGTCGCTTAGAATCCTTTCCTTGCTTTCAAACACTGAATCTGCGGTATAATACTCGAAGTATTTTATCCTGTTTACTACACGATTGAACTCATCAACGCTACGCTTCAACGAGTTTAACTTTATCCTCAATAGGGCGGCAGCTGCTGGTTGGAAAAATGCCATTGCGATGATTGCTGCATCAAACTTATCTACAATGTCATCGACATCATCTACTATTTTTAACTTCAAGGACAAATTCGTTGCAGTGATTGAAGAATCTTGCTGTAACAATGGGACCATATCTGAACGTTTAGTTGATGTAGACCACTCTTTATCTTCGTCAAGGTCGGCTCCTTTATACCAGTCTACAACTTTTACTTTCATATCAGCATGAGAGTTGACCCAACTTTCCATCATAGCTGCTGTCTGTGCTTCATCAACCTGTCCATTGACCACAACGGCAGTCATAACTGGTGGAACGCTAAACGAACTGTATTTGGCGTTTTCCACTGGGGTTGTCATTCCTACTATAACATGGTTGAGTATGTTAGCAAGATATTCGCACCTAGTAACACCTGACGGGCGTGGCTGTACCGATTGGTCATAGGTTTCAACCAACAACGTGTAGAAATCTTGCATGGAATATTCGGTGTAAGATAGCATAGCGTGTTCAAAGTTAGAATCACCGTATGCGTCTTTTAAGCTACCAATAGTTTTACCAATATCAACACTCATGTCAACATAAACATATTTTCCAACCGAAGTATCAACTCGGTTAAACAAGTACCTTCGGAATTTGTATGTTCCATTCGCATAATATGGTGATACAATGCTGACGTATCTATTCCATCCGTCTCCTTCATACTTGCATTTCAATGATTCAATGTCAATAAGGAACGTCTCGCCAGGTGCTGTGAAATTGATTTCTTCTGCGGTTGCGTTGCGGAAATCTTGTGCAGATACTGCCTTAATCTTGCTTCGTGTAGATGATTTCAACGACTTTTTCAATACCCATAGACTCTTGATTCCTTCAAGAACGTCCTCAAATGCGTCTTCAAAATCTTCGGCAACTTCTTCTTTTGGATAATATGCTTCGAAGGCATCACGAAGAGATGGCAAGAACGGGGTCTTGTTGTCGCCAGTGCAATCAATCATGTAGCCGTAGTTCTGCATGCGTGTGCAGAATGCTGCCGTATTAGCTCCCTTGACTATGGTTGATGCAGTCATCGTTCTCGGGAGGACTGGGCTTGGAACCGTTACGTCAACAGGGTTCTGTCCTTGCGGAGGAGGTGCTGCGTTCGGGTCTACGAGGTCATAGTATGTAGATACCTCTACCTCGAACTTGTTTTCCCTAACATCCCGTGCGACCTTGCTCATTCGGCGTTCTAGCGTGGAGTAGGACAGTACGCAATTTTTCTTCTTGTACTTGCCTGATGTTGCCCATTTAAGGGTTTCACATCCGCTACCAAGAAGACCGAACATGGCCATTGCGTGTGCATACACGTCCTCGTCTGTCGCCACTGGTTGCGGGTTTGCAATTAAGGTGTATTTTGGGACGACGCTCATAACAAGAGGAACTTTCTGGTCTACACTGGCGTCATCATCGTAGTGTGCAAAACCCTGAACAGAGGATATCAAGGTTCCGCCAGGTCTGGGAACTTCGTATTCCGCATCACCGAGAGATGAACCGACCCTGAAAGCGTATCTGTCTTCGCTTTCATTTCCGTCCTCGTCGATAACAGAACAACTTTGGACAAGCATGCTCTTCTTGTCATCGTTGCTTCCGTCGAAATACCTTGTCGTTCCATAATAACGGCTGTAATCACCAAGGGCGATGCCCGTGATGATGTAGTCGATGTTGCGGGTGACATATTCGTTCAGCGTGGTATCGCCGTCATCGGTGGATGCGGACGAATCTGACTTGATTGGTACATCTTTTAGCTCTATTTTGGCGTCAGTCTTTCCTGACATCTTTTTGTAATACTTGCTGAAATCGAACATATTGGCTCACGGGTTTTCGTTTATAGTTTATCAGGGTGGAAATAAAACGTTTCGGTATAAAAATACCTTTTGAAAAATGTATTTTAACAGTAGTTTAACAAATAGGTATACCCAATGAAACATACATTAACCCTGCATGCAGTTGACCTCAAGGTTAACATCGACGAAAAGAAGGAATTTCTCGACCAAGTATTCGGTCGTGGCAAAAAGGGCCCCGAAAACGAATATTCAATCGGAAGCTTTGACATCTTGGGCCGTGCCCTGACCAGACTCAGCGATAAGCTGACACAGGAAGACTATGGCAAGGTGTATGCCTTCCTTGAAGCGGTTGAACAGTCCGTAGGCGAAGGGTTCAGCAAAGTCGCTAGCGACCTGCTTGCAAGTTCCCGTAACGTCATGAGCGAGATTGATGCCGTGAAGCTCAACTCCGATGGCGATGGCCATGCTGCACAGGAGCTTGACTGCAATGTTCCGTCCTTGTACAGAACAATCATCGCACTTCTTGAAGGAATGAAAATTTGTTGTCATGAGCGCCTTTGGAAGGTGAAGTACGCTCCGAGGCAAAAGATTGAAGACCCTGAAATCAAGAAATACGAAGCTCAGGCTGCCGAAGAAAAGGCAAAGAAAAAAGGCAAGAAAAAGGCAGAGAAGGAAAAGCCTATTCTCACCAAGGAATTTGTCAACAAGCATGTTCTCAAACTTGATGAGAAAAAACCGAAAAAGGAAACCAAGAAGACTGGTTCGGCCAAGAAAGCAAAGTAATAAATTACATAATTAAATAAGAAAGCCTCCCCAAATGGGAGGCTCCTTTGTTGTGGCTATAAGGAGGCAATTCACCACAACTAAAGCTTAATCTGGTCCTTGTAGTCCTTCTGGGTAATCGGCTTGTCAGATGTTGCCGATGCAGTAGAGCAGATGGCGAACCTGTTCTGCCTTAGTGCCCTAAGCAGTTCGTCCTTGTCCCATATCTTGCGCTCCTCTGCGGCTTCACGGTCCTTCTGAGCGGACTTGCCGATGTTGCTGGCATCCTTCGGGATGTCGTATTCCATACGGCGATAGTTGCGGTAACCACGACCTGGGGTGTTGTTTACCATGTCGTCTTCAAGGAACTTGTCCTGTTCTGCGGCAAGCCTGTCTGCGGTATGCCAGTAGTTCTGGTTGTAGGCACGGTCAAGGAACTTCTTTGCCTTGCCGCTGGAAATGTCGCTCACGTTCTTGGCATATTCCTGACACATCGTGAACATGTCGTGGCGATAGTCTGGATGTGTGTCGAAGTTGTCACCAGCACTGCGATAAGCGTATTCAGAAGATTTTAGTGTACCCATAAAGAATCCTTTTATGACTTCTCATTTAGTTTATATATTCGTTAAGCCTTGCCAAAAACGCAAATATGGATTATATTTGCTTTTATGAGAACTTCCGAAGAATACAACTTTCCAGACCTCCTGAATGACATCAGCGGGTATCACCTCGAACGGTGGAATAAGAAGACCACCGCATCTGGTTTTGAACGCTATGCGTCCGTTGACGAGTGGAAGAACATGGCTTTAATGGAAGTCATTAGCGTGAAGTCCGAGAAAAAGCTGCATGACCTCACCATAGGAATCATAATCAATGTGCTGGATAGGGGAAGGGTTCAGATTTGCTTGACCTTCAAAAGTGAGTACAGTAAAGGAAGGCATACATTCAAGGGCGATAAATCCATGTATAAGTTCAGGATGGACAATCTTTTCGCCAAATTGAAGTGCAAGCAGTGGATTAATTATGGGCTTGTTGAAGATGGACGGTGCTGGATAGGTGTTCCCCGAGCTCATACTACCGAGGTTCCTGACCTCCTGTGGGAGATATACAAGAACATTCTGCTATATCCTTGCGATAAGGCGTATGAGGATGTCGGAAAGAAGCCCGAACCGTCGGCCACTTCGCTGCCTGACCTGTCCTTCTCAGAGCTGGACGGGGTATAAACTATTGATGATTGAATCAGTGGTTTAGCTCGATGGCGTTTTGCGATGAAATAAAGGATAAAATTAAGATAGAAACCCCGTTTATTATCTTTGGCCGAAACTATACAGGTCAGTTTGTTTCTCGCATACTCGTTCTGGATAAGGCTGTTACAAGCCTTGAAGTTGTGGATGAAGATGGTCTTTTTAATCCTCTGGATGTTGTGTTAGCCGATGAGGATGGTCCTATTGTATATAACCTATCATTGAACAGATGTGCCCTTATCAATGTCCAGACATGTGAATGCCCAGTTGTAAACGAGTTGAACCTTCGTGTCCGTGTAAACGAGTATGAGGAAACATGCACCTTCCCTATATACACGGTCATTCCAGGCCATGTCAAGAATGCGGCGACGGAAGCGAATACATTTGGAAAGCAGCTCGTCCTTGATTTCAATATGCTTCCCGTACTTGACGCTAATGGCAAAACATCATGCGAAAAGGGATTCGACCCGTCATCTGTAGACCTGTCTGATTTGCTCGCATATTTCCATGTGCTCTTCGAAAACGAGGGTGAAAAGTCCGTTGCGGAACACGCTTCGTTCGAGACCCGTTTCTGCCAGATGTTCTATCAGAGCATCAAGATACCTTCCCGATACAAAATCAAGGACATGTTCAGCCCAGGTGATGTGCTGACCCTTAAATACAAGGTTGGTGTCGATGAATACGGAAACGACATATACTATGTCATTGACAAGTCTGCCATTTACAAAGACGGAACAAAGATAACTGGCCCGATTAAGGTTAAGTATGTCCAGAACGACAATACGCTTACCCTCGAAATGCCTGTCGATAAGGATGCTACTGATGACAGGAAGTTTACGACCAAGGTCATACCGAATGGTTCATACCATGATTATGTCGAAGTCGGCAAGTCTATGGTAAGCGGAACCTTCGACACGTTGTCCCACATCTATATCATGAGCAAGGGCAACATCAAGGGTAAGGCGAAATTCTATGTGGATGGCGTACTTGTCGGTACGTTCGGAAAGGATGTTGTCGGCAACGTGAGGGTTGACGGTGTTGAGTACAAAGTTTGGAAAGTTGACTTTGATTCAACCGTACGGTTGACACTTGAATCGGTAATAGGTTTGAAGTCTCCTAACGGGGAACAGTTTACGACATTGCTCATGGATGGAAGTGTCGTAATCGGACAGAACATTGAAGAAATCGGCCTGCTGAAGTTCCCTATCGACCAGTGTCATAACGACTTTATCGTAGAAGGTTCAAGTACCGCCTGTACCGAGTTGCAGCTATACGATGGTGTCAGCACGGCCAATGTGCCTGTGTATGAACTTGACTTGGATAACAACCAAATCAAGATAAATCTGATGCAGGGAATGTTCCCTGTGGACGAGCGTGGGCGTGAGGTATGCGGAAAGAGCAACATCGTTATCAGCGGAAAGGGCTGTGGTGAAGACCAACCAGCATACCGTGTTGATTTCCCTGTCATACGTTACGTTTATGACGGTTCTAAAGATGATGGAAAGTATACGACTGGTGCGAACTGCATTTATACGTCCCCAATCGAATTGAACACGGATGACTACCAAGGTGATTCAAATACGCCAGCAAAGAGCTACGGCAAGGATATGTACGTCAAGCTGCGTAGCCCAGAGTCATGCTGTGCGATGAGATACCTTTCAGTCAAGGTGAAATACAACGAGTATCTCCAATACAAGCACGGTGAGCTGACTCTTAACGGAATTAAGTTGCAGGAAAACGACTTGGTATGGCTTACATCGCAGTTCATCAAGGAATCCGAAGATGGAAAATCCGTAAACGAAAACGGATTATGGATTGTGAAGAAGGGTGACTGGGAGTATTACGGCGATGTTACCGAAGATACGTTTATTGACCTTGGTGCTCGTGTAACAGAGACGGTGTCTGCTACAATAGATACCAATGTAGGAAGAAGGTATGGCAACTACTGGCTTGGAACAGTCAATCTGAGAAGCGGTATGATTGTCAACCTGCAGAATCAGGATGACGGGCAGAACGGCCTGTATCGCATCATGTGTGGCGAATGGAAGTATCTGGGTGAAGCTGGCCCGTATAGCGGCAATAGCGTCGATATGTCCAATGATATCGTCACCTACAACGACATTGATTTCTGCAAGTGCGGAGTTTACCACATCTGGTATTACTACCTCAATGGTTCTTGCGTTCTGAATACGGCGACAAGGACAGTGAAGGTTGTAGGTAAGTGCGGTGAAAAGGACGGAACCCTTGTTCCTGGCAAGCGAATCCGCATAACTGACTATCAGGTGAAGACCGAAGTTGACAAGGGATTGATGCCAGGTAGCAGCGGCGACCCGCTGATAGATGAGTGCGTAAAAAATGTTGAGTCCTTTGACAAGCAATACAGATTTGACTTGGAAGATGTTGTTCAGCAAGGAAGCTGCATACAAGACGCTATCTACCCGAACTGTAATGAGGGTGCGATTTGTGACCACGAGTACGCCGCATTCTCCAAGGGGGAAGATGGCAAGTACAACAGCGCTGATGGCACTGGATTCAGTATGGTGTTCTGGCAGGCGACAATGGACGATGACCGTGTTGACTACTGGACTATGTATGCTCTTGTTGCCCGCACGTCTAAGAACCCGAAAGAATATGTTGCATACCGCATACAGCAAGTTGGTGCGGCGACAGTTGAAATGGTCGATGTGACCGACTGGTTCGAACTTTTGCCAGTGTCCTACGATGATGGTGAAAACACTTATTTCAGGGCGGTTCCAATAACTGGCGCTAACATTGCGGCTGATATGATTACATTCAATTTGCCTGTAAACGATTATGTTGACGATGTTCAGGTAGGCGACGTGCTGAATGTGTCGAACGGAAATGTGATGGAAGAGAAGATGCGGGCCAAAGTAACCCGTATTGAAAATGGTGTTGCAACTGCTGACATTACCCTACATGCTGGATTCAACAAAGATGACTACTATGTGGAGATTTATCGCCACAAGATGGTCGGGTATGGCATTGAAATCAGTGACCCTTCATGGGTTTTCAGCGGAAGTGCCGACTATCCGTTGACGTATAAATCCACCTATGAAAGTAAGGATTATTATGAATTGGTTGTTCCTGTAAGTGGCCGTCTCACGGTTGGCAAGACCTATTATGCCTATTCAACTAAGGGGCAAATACGCCCGATACCGTTTACTATAACGGTTGATAAAGAGGATGAAAATTATATAACGTATGAGGCTTGCCTGAGTCATGAAGTGCCTACCTATGATGTGGTCACCCGACATGTAGAGGATGGGGAATTGGTTGAAACGGTCGAGAAGAAACGCTATCCTATCCGTGTCGCTGTCGGCAATGCTCTCACATGGAGAACAATCGACGAAAGCTGGACTATCAAATCGAACACGACAAAAGTTAAGATACCTATGTCTTATGATTTCAGGTTCTACAATACGCCGATATCCGTTCAGGAATTTGTCGATTTGTACAATGCGACGAAACCGCAGTGTGTATACCCTGTCGATGGTGTGCTTATCCTTGCGGACGATGATGACGACCCTGAGAAAAAGGAGTATTGGATTAAGGACCTTGGTGACATGGATGGTTACCCGTCAGTAATCTTGCTAGACTCAATCTCCTACGGTCCCGTTGTAGACAATGAGCCAGACCCCGAAGGTAGCTCTACTAAGTATGTTGCGATAGCGGCAGACGGCTACCTAAATCCAGGTTACGAGGACTGATTGTAAAATATCTTTTACATTTACATTTTAGAATCCCCCTTGACAAGGGGGATTTAATAATCTATATTCTGGTAGTCTGGGGTAAACAGCCTCCGACCAAACATTAAAACAAGGAAATTAAATGTACAAATCCTACAATAACGGCAACTTCGGCTACAAGCGCAAGGATGCCCGTGATTTTAACGAAACGAAGACTTTCGACCGTAATGCCACCATCCGATTGAAGAAGGATGATGGTTCAATCGAACAAATGACCTATGGTCAGGCTGAAAAGCTGGCACAAGACCAAGGATTGGATGTCGTTGTCGTGAACGAAAAGGCTGCCGTATTCAAGCTTGGCGACCAAAAGAAGGAAGAGTACCTGAAAAAGAAGGCTCAGAAGGAACAGGACAAGAAGAACCGTGAAAACGCTCGCCGTTCCGAAGAAAAGACCATCACCTTTGGTCCGAACATTGGCGAAAACGATTTCAAGACGAAGATGAACAAGGCTGCAGAATTCATTGAAGCAGGTCATCCCGTCAAGATTGCGGTACAGTTCCATGGCCGTGAAATTTCCCACAAGGATACTGCGATGGCTACCTTGAAGCCGATGATTGTTGAAAGTATGACTGCGGCTAACGCTGTGTGTACAAAGGAATTGCCTATTACCGACAAGAACAACGCCCGTGACTGGATGTTCTTCTATGTGAAAGGTAAGGGTCAGGCTAAGGAAGCAGTATGAGCATAAAGGGCATCTTTCGCTCTACCAAGGCTAAGGCACAAGCCCTCATGCTCGGGTTGAAAATCCTGAGCTTGGGCTTTGCCATTGGCATGGCTTTCTCGACTGCTATTCATAAATTTATGGAGGATGCCGAGAAATGATGAGAATGAAAGATGATTTTGTGTGTAGCCATGACCTGCTCGATATATGGGAATGGATGGAAACCGCCTTTATACGGGAGTGCGACCGCAAGGGTATTGACCCTGATAATTACGGCGAGATTACCGTGTCGTTTTCAGTGAGTGTAAAACAGAAAAAGAAACCGAGGGAATAATGGAAGCTCACGTCTATGTTCGGAATGGTTCTCCGTGGATTTGTGCGGTGTGTCCCAAATGCGGTCACGCTGTCTATCAATCTGAAAAATACTGCAAGGAATGCGGTACGAAGATTGAATTCAATGATTTCACCACAGTAAGTCACACTCGTGGGCTTCATCTTAGGAACAGTGAATGGGTAAGATACATTCCTAACAAGATGGAGAATTTAAAGAATTTCTTGTATGAATTGAAAAAGCTTGAACAGGCTCATCAAATTGAAGAAACCAGCATGGTGAAAATCATGCGTGATGCGTACTACAAGACGTGTGCTGACGAATTGTTCAAACTGGGGTGATACATGGCAATAAAGACAGTAGCAGACTTGGCTGAAGAGCTGAAAAAGATGCCTCAGGACTTGCCCGTAGTAGATATGAACAAGATGGAGTTTGAAGAGGTATTTGAAGGCATTAAGTATTATGACGACGGTCGAGAAGAGAAAGTCGTTGTCGTGTACTAATAGGAGAATATCTAATGTCGCAAATGAATATTAAATGTCCTGAACGACCGAAGATGGAAATTGTCATCGACAATGGAATTTTCGACCCAATCGTACGGCTATTGGTAAAGCTTGGCCTGTGTCACCAAAAGGAACGGATTCAAGCAGAAAATCCAGATGCCAATGTAAGATACCAATGGGAATACCACAAATAAGAAGAAAGCTCCGTTTGAACGGAGCTTTTTGCGTTACCAACCACCAAGAAGTTTCTCGCAAGGTTGATAGGACGGGGACTCGGTAACATTGTCCACGCATTCTGGAACTTCGGGAGGCCTGAACAGGACATCCTTTTTGAGTTCGTCGATAGTTGCGTTGACAGCGAACGGGTATTCCGCTTGTGTTGTCGGCTTTGCCGCATCCGCACCCGATTCCATTTCTCCCTTCTCGTAGGTTGTCTTTCCGAGGAGGTTGTTGATGAAGTTCTCCTGTTCGGGCTTCATCAAAACGTCGTCCGATACCTTCTGTCCAGAATCCACTGCCGTATCCACGAAAACCTTCCACCAATACTTTCTTTGCTTGTACTCGTATTCAGGCTGCTCGTCGGAAATCTTGGTCACCTGATACAAGATGTTGTTGAACTCGAATTTGAGCATATCGCCAGCCTTGGGGAAAATCTGCTGTGCGGTATAACCATAGTAACGGAAGTCTTCATAACCACGCTGATACCAGATGGGGTTGTGCTCTGTCGGGGCGCACATAGGCTTGATGCCATGTTCTCTCAGTGACTGGTAGTTGCATTCGAGGAAGTAGGTCATCAGGAATTGCAGTTCCATCTTTCCGTCGAACTGGATGCCGTACCTGTCGTACAGTTCCTTCTGCGGCTGGAACCCGATTAGAACTTGGAAGTCGAACTCCCTGTCAACAGTACGCAAGTTGTCCTCGTGGAACAATGAGTTGCTGTCCACGTCCATCGTCACGGTGTAATACTTGATGAATACACCCTGACGCTTTACAAAGTCCGATGACATCCTGTCATAACGCTCTTGGTCAAGGAATGCGTTGTGCCTGCGGTAGTGGAACCTCACCCCGAGGTTCCTGTCACGGGACATGACTGGGTTGTTAATCTGGGCCTTTTCAGACCGTTCGACATAGGCTCCAATCCTGTCGTTCCACAGATGTTCGGAAACGTGCGTCAGTACCGAGAAGTTCTTTCGCTCCTCGTTCATAGCTCGGCAGTTACCCCTTACGGGTATGATGAATCCGTTTACCTTCATGCAAATAGTTTATAAACTATGTGTATGGAAACGAAACTGTTTTTTGAATCTATCGGAAAGCTCGGCCTTTCCGAGGCCCAGTTGGAAGCCATCAAGCGTCTTCACAAGGCGTGTTTCGAGGGCTTTGAACGAAACCTGATGTTGCCGATGGCTGATAACCATAACATTCATGATGCTATTCAGACGCCGATGGCTACGAACAGTTCCCACTCGAACGAAGTTGGCGCTCAACAGCACCCGATGACCCTTTCAACAAACCCGAACGCAAACCGAGACCCTAAGAAGGAAATGAAGGAATGCTTCCCTGGCAAGATTGTATGGAAGAGGGAAAAGATTAAGACTGACCCGAAAATTCAGGAAATGATAAAGACCGCACAGGGCCACATCAAGCAGAATTATCCAGTCCTTAATTATAACGCAAGCGCACAGCCGATGGCATGTGGATTCGCTGCTCCCAACAGGATGAACTACTCTCCGTACAAGCAGGGTTGTGCCGTTGGTTGCTACGATGGTGGTGGCGGAG